ACAATTAATTGCAGACTCAGCTTCATTTTCAGGAAGAAGATTTGCAGACTCCTCCTGGTCTTCGTAATGGTCAACAAAATCAAATTCACTCATTGGTATACTCCGTCCAATTTACTTTTCTATTATATCTCTTACTCGCCTAAAGATAAACCCGTTACTTCAGCTAATTTTTTAGCTAATTCTTCTGGGCTGAGATTTGTATCTTTAACGATCTTTTCTATTTCTTTCTTTGTTTTTCGATCAAGCTTTTTGTTTTCTTCTGCATACTTTTCATCGATCTCTTTTAGAGTCTTTTTTAGATTCTCATCGATCTCAGCGTTTCGCTTAGCTAACTCTTGGTGCGCATCTTCAATAGCTTCAAGTTCTTTATCACGAGCTTTCTTTTGCTCGTTTAAGATCTCCCAAGGATCAACATCTTTACCTCTAAGCAAAAATAAAAGACCGAGGCCGATCATAAAAGCACCAAAGATTAAAATGGTAGCTTTTGAAGAAACCCAAAGCTTCTTTATTGATTTAAGCAGAGAAGTCATTTGCCTTTCCACTTTAAAAACGCATCAATAGCAGCCTGGCCGCCGATATAAACAACTGACAGGAATGTCCACTGCTCCCCTGTAAGAAGCTCTCCATAAAGAAAACCGCACGAGCAAAGCCATACTAAAAACTTTCTTGATATAAACTTGGAAACGTGCTTGTCAACAAATGCTGGCATCATTCTTCCTCCTCATCTTCGTCATAAACAAAACCGAGAAATTTCACATCATCATTGTTTTTGCCTTCAGGAGAATTTTGAAAATCCAACATTCTTAAGACTGTGCTATTAGTTTTACTTATTGATGAAATGAACTCCACGTGCTTGTCTAGTCGATTATTAATTATCTCGATAGTACCAAGAATTGATACAACTGTCTGTTCAAGAGTATCAACTTTTTGCTGCAGCTCTTCAATTTTTAGCTTTTGTGTGCTGTTTTTTCTCCAAAACATTTAGATATCATCCGGATCGAGTGATTGGTCCTCGATAGCATCGAATATTGACTCAGCGTCTGTCTCTGAAAGTCTTTCGATGTGACGCTCACGTTTCTTTCTAGCTATGGTGTCTAGCACTCTGTGCGCAAAACCATCTCCCCTAACGACTCTTTGGGCGAAGTCTTCAAAAACTTCCTGCATCGACAGTTTCTTTTTGATAAGTTCAATTCTGAACGCTGCGTGAGTCTCAGTTAGAAGCTTGACGTGTATAGATTTTCTATGATCGAAATCTTTATATTTGCTCAATCAGGCCGCCGATCCTCCACCGGGTCCTGCACCTTTTGCGGGCGGGGGTGGAACATCTGTGTCAAGAACTCTCTCAACTGCATCTTCAGGTAATTCAAGTCTATGCTCAGTGTAGAGAAGTTCTTTCATTTCATCTGCAGTCGCATCATCATAATTTTCTCTAACGTAGTTTTCAGCACGCACAAGAATTACGGTCACGATATCTAAGATTCTATCTGGCATCGAAGCTAATCTAGCAACTCTCTCTGTGAACATTTGAACATCCAGAGAGGGCTTAGCTTCAGGAAGATCTTCTTCTGCGGCTTCTTCTGGTGCTTCTTCGGCTTCAGGCTCATCCTCCTGGTCCAGGACTTGATCAGGTTCTGGTTCTGCCTCAGGCTCACCGAGCTGCTCGAGCAAATAAGAAAGAGATTGTGGAAAACTATTTTCGCTCAGATCGCCTTGATCTGCACTATCAGCCGCAACAGTATCGTATTTGATCAAGAGAGCGTCGATTTGAGCATCAAGAGAATCGGGCATATCTTTCTCATCATTCTCATCTTGCTCATTGATTGTCTGTGCCATCTCAAGAATAATCTTTCTAATTGTTTCTTCCATCATTAGTCTCCTTACTTGAGAGCCTGTGCAGCTTTTTCAGCACGTTCAAATCGGCTTTCAATAACATTCCAATTCAATTCTCTCATCATGTTCTGCGTGTATTCAGAAACATCCTTGAGATAATCTTTGTAATAAGCGTGCTGCCAAACATCCATCACGACGACAGGAATCACACCGACTGGAACATTCAAACTATGAAGGTCTACGACATAGTTCATATATGTTTGGGTGAATATGTTGTAACCTGTCACGACCCAACCACATCGAGATGCTGAAGCGCAGGCGAGGAAATCTCTTTGCCAATCATCAAAAGACCCGAAGTCTCTCTCAAGTCGCATGTAAACAAGCGTGTTCATTGTAATCTCACTTTGAAGATCACCAATGTTAGCAAAGTAAAGCTCGTGCAAGTAAACAGCGTTCAAGTTATAAACTTCGTCAATCTTTAGTGATCTGAAAAGCGAGTGATTTCCGCTTGCGTTTGTACGAGAAACCGCATCGAGCTCGGCGCTAATTCTATTGAAATCTTTAACATATTGCTCATAAAGCTCGTAATGATTCTTTTTATTTGCCTGCGAAAGAGCCTCTGTTGGAATCGAATAAGTCTTGGTTTGAGCAACTAGTGCCTCATTTAAAGACTCATTTTCTTCAGTAGATTCAATCTCAAGCGTGTTTTTAATAAGTTCGGCGACTTCATTCTTTTTCATATCACTACTCTACCTTATAATTCTTCTTAAATTCTTTTTCGCTAACGTGAAATATTTGTCCTGTTGGCGTCTTCAAAGATACACCTTTTTCAACCGCGTTGTCTGCCTCAGAAACATCGTCAGCATTTACTGCGCTGACCGTGTACACCAAACCGGACTTCTTATCACATACTTTTAATCCTGGGGACACTGAATTTAGATCGATGGTTAGTGGCATTTTATTAGCTTTGCATTCATCTTCGTGTGCTAGCTTAGCTCGCTCTTCTTCAACGATCTGGAAAAGTCTTTCTTTGGTAAGCAGATTATTCACATTAACGCTCCAATCCGGATATAAATATTCAGCAAAACCAGCATTTACATTACGAAGCACTGTACTGTCTTACCTTAACTCCTGCTTCTCGAAGAATGCCTAGTCCTCGAGAGTCTCTATACTCTTGATCGTATATCACTTCGTCAATGTTCGAGTTAACAATCATTTTGGCACAATGTGAACAAGGACTTAGCGTAATGTACATCTTTTTTACTTTTGGGTTGTTAAAATCTAGTTTAATAAGTGCATTCTGCTCTGCGTGTATAAATCCAGATTCACCAGGTTGATCTGATTCAGCTCTGTTTGGGCCGCCTTTATAGTTACCGTTATATCCCAAGGAAAGCAACTGCGTGTTATCCTCAGTAACGATAATGGTACCTACTTTATGCCTAGGGTCATAAGAGCGTTCAGCTACATTGTGAGTAACTTTCATCCACACATTATCCCATTCAGGACGCCCATCTTCCTGATAGCCCGGACACGCTGGCTTACTATCGCACCCGCAGTCATAGCAATTTGGATCATCAGGAAACTTTGGCATCTTACCAGAAATACATCAGGGAAAAGTTAGGAATGGGATGCACGCCGAAGAAGCGTGGCTTGTGCGCAGCATAACCAACCTGAATGGCAAGAGGAAGCTCCAGAGACAGCGCAAACTGCTTCCAGCGGCGCTCCAAGCCTACACCCGGACCGAAAGAAAGTACAACACCTTCGTCCAGTGTTGATCCCAGGCTAACATCTCGACAGTTTTCACGAGCATCGTCACAAATCCACTCAAACCGTTCATCGGTGTTCCGGCTGTAGAACGCAGCGGCGCCGAATGACCAGTAAGCTCGACCCCAAGATGTGGCGTTGAGCGTCTTGAAGTAAGTTCCACCAAGAAAGACTGTGGCGTCAAAGTCGTCCTCAACAATAGGTAGGGCTGAGACTTGCCACCCAGTGCCATCCTTATGTTGCTTACTGTAGCCTAACCCTACACCATAAGTTGAACCTGCAACGAAACCGATTCGTTGCTCTTCGGCCTGCGATACAGCAGGCAATAACATTAGACTAAGCATCAATAAGTACTTCATAGAGATTCCTTTCAATCATCTTTGCTTTTTTGTGCTGACTTTTTTGTTCTTCTCTTTGGCTTGTCAAAAAGCTCTTCAATATTCTTTTCCCATGTAAAGCCTGCAGCAGACTTATGACCGCCTCCACCGAACTGCTTAGCGATCTCTGACGCATCTATGTTGTCATGGAATGCTCTTAAGCTTACTCGAATTTTCTTGTCTTCGTGATCGTGAAACCAAATGAGAGCAAGGTCACAGTGAGGTGAGAGAGCGTTTCCTATCTCCGACATCCAGTGTGAGGCGTTAACAACAAGTGCTTCGTGTCCTGCAAGTTTTCTTGGAATCGCTTTATCTGCAATCTTTTTAACAACTGTTTTTGAGTAGGCAAGAATGTAACTACCTCTTTTAACTGCGTCGTCAAACACAGAGTCATCTTCAAACTTCTCAAACTCTTCAAATGCAAAAGGCACCATATCAAAAGCGGCTGCGAACTCCTTTGAATAAGGAAGATCCCACTTCCACAAATCTCTATCCTCGATATACTGGATGAATTTTGGCACATCTTTGCCGGGATGAAAGAATTCCCAAGTGATCACAGCACCTGATTTTTCCATGTTGAAAATTGCGTCAGGAATATCATGCAGTTCAACCATTGCTGATTTGTGATGATCGAGCACAACCAGCGCGTCCGCATCTTCGATCATTTTCTTTGTAACAGAATTCTTAAAAGAAAAGTCACAAATGGCAACTTTCTTTCCTTTTACATCTGGCGGATCTTCTCCATGAGCACAAGCAACGTACTCAGCTCTATTGCCCAGAAGCCTCCAGGCAGAGTATGCTGCTCCAAAACCGTCTGTGCAGTTCTTGTGATAAATGACAAGATCTACGTCCCTGGGGTTAGGTATCATTGTACTCTCTCTTATTCATAAGGGGGTGGTGATCAAAGCATCTCGGCTCGTAAAGCTCAGCACCACCCACAGCGATCTCAATGCCATCATTATTCTTTTTATAAGTATAGTAGGCATCTCTACTACAAACGGGACAAACAGCTGGACACTTCTCGATTTTTGTAGCCCAAGGCATCATCTTCTGCAGCTCATCAAACGGCTTACATGTGGCTGACATATCCAAAGAAGAAACTACAACTGTTATTCCTCGCTGGTAAAGCCATATGAGAACATCTGCAATACCACTGATCATAAACGCTTCATCTACGGCTACAACATCATAGTTGTCATCTGATTCTGCCAAGTGCATGAATATCTCTGCGGCATCGTGTATCGTGCTTGCTGTTATCTTTCCTCCGTTGTGAGTTACGATATCAGCTTGATCATATCTGTCATCCATTTTCGGCTTAAATGCAAGCACCTTTCTATTCTGGTACTTAAATCTATCAACTACTGCCATGAGCCGAGTAGTCTTAGATCCAAACATAGGTCCCGTAAATATGATGAACTCAGGATGTCTCACGCTCTATTTCCTCTTCAACTCTCTTAGAAACTTCATTGGCAATCTCATGCGCTAAAAATCTTTTTAAACACGGGACACGCACTAACCAGAATCTACCCTTTCGGTTGAACACCTTCATTATAATCTTATAAATGTCGTTGTTTAGTAAGATGCGCCTATGACGCCGGCTCATTTAAATTTCCATTTCAATCTCAAGCGGGGGAATATCACTGGGCTGAGGTGGTCGAACCTGAAACTCATCCATCAGTCTGTCATAGATCTTGTCTCTGGCGTAGCTTCTGGCAGAATGAGAGCCCATATTAATGTCGCTAGGCAAATCTCTGATTGCTTCCTCAATTGCCTTTTTAAACTTTTTTAGATCACCAGTTTTTATCATATTCCCTCTCTTTCAATCTCCTGGATTGCATTAAAATGTGCTTTTGCAATTTTTTGACACCATTCATCCGACATCATTTTTTTGCATTCTTCTTTGTTTGTAAAGAAACCATTCTCAGTCAAAATTGCAGGCATGCTTGTATGGCGCAAAATATAAAAGCCAGAGTTTTTTACACCTCTGTCTTTCCATCCTGTTTCCATCGTTAGTTTATCTTGAAATATTTGAGCGAGAGTTTTTCCTGTTTTGCTTCCAGTAAAGTGGTACGTCTCAATGCCTGAGGGTGATGTCCAATCAGAACCAAAAGCATTTCCATGAATTGAAATTAAAATTTTTGGTAATTCTGTTTCAATCTCGTTTGCTCTTTTAACTCTTTCTGATAGTGCGATATCATTTTCTAATTCTGGGACAAGATTACGATAGCAAATTCTGGCGTCATCAAGGAGCTCCATTAAGTGAGCGGAAACTCTTCTATTGAAAAGATATTCTCTTAACTGTGATCCATCTTTAAATTCAGGAGATCTTTTTCCAGGGGTAGACTCTCCGTGCCCATTATCAATAATCCACATGTATCTATTCTCACATGGCATACCTTCTGCCTCCTTGATTTGACAAGCAGTCTTTTTCATTTCATTCGAAACAAAGGAGTTTATTAAGCCCTGTAAGATCTTAGTTACTTGAGAGAATATGGGTCCCACTTTCTACAGCTCCTGCTCCTGTCTGTTTCACAAACTTTGCTTTTGCATGCAGCTCACTTAAAGTTCGACTTCCTGAATAGGAAAAGCCACTTCTTATGCCCTGCATCAACGTATTAATTATATCTTTTACGCTGCCTTTATAAGGAACAGTTGTTGAAATACCTTCTAGAGAGCTGGCTCTGCCCCTCCAGTCAAACTGTGCTTCAGGGCTTGCCATGCCCCTATAAGCTTTCCTCTTTTGACCGTTGCTATAAATGATATCGCCGGGAGATTCATCAGTCCCAGAAAGCATAGAACCTAGCATAATACAGTCTGATCCTGCTGCTAGTGCCTTTGTAGCATCACCGCTGTTCTTAATACCGCCGTCAGCGATAATTTTAACGTCTCGATCAGTTTGGGCACAGTCAAAGATTGTCTGGAGACCTGGCACACCATGCCCAGTCTGAATTCTTGTACTGCAAATTGATCCTCCCCCAATATTGCACCTTACAGCGTTTGCACCCCAGTCTGCGAGGTCGTTTATTCCTTGTAGTGTCGCAACATTTCCTGCGATGATACACAGATTATTTCCAAATTTACTTCTAAGATTTTCCAGTGCTTCCTTAACCAGAATATGATGACCATGCGCTACATCAACACAGAGAGCAGAGACTCCAGCATGGACCAAAAGTTCAGCCCTTTCCATAAAATCATCCGTGACTCCAATTGCAGCGCCTATCGGGGCGGCATGCTCTACTAATTTGACAGCGATCTGGACCAACTCAGACTGTTCTTGAGGTGAATTATACCTGTGAATAACACCTAACCCGCCCATCAGGCTCATTGCAGCAGCCATCACATCTTCTGTTACTGTGTCCATACAAGAAGAGATAACAGGAATCGATAGTTCAACTCCTGGGCCTAGCTTTACTGAAGTATCGCATTCTGTTCGGGATCGAATATCGCTGTATTGCGGAACTAGCAGGACGTCGTCGTAAGACAGAGTTTCAAGGATCTTCACTATTTCTCCATGTGATATAAATGATTATAACACATTCGAGGTTTTTTTATTCTTTTATTATGTTTAAATTAAGAAACTTCGTACTCTTCAACATCAACGATGGAGATTTGTTCAGGCTTAAACACAATGTAAGATGTTCCTCCACCTTCAAATGTGTTATCATATTCGATTGAATCATAGCCTTGATCGTTAAACCAGCTAATGAATTCTTTTACTTCTATAGCGGGTTCGAACATTAAATCTTTTAAGTTCTCGCCTGAAGGTGTTGTGACTACATCTTCATAGAAATCATCAATTTGTTCATCAGACGGTGAAAATGAAGTTTCTCCCTCAAACATCTCGTTAACAATAGATGCAACACCCCAAGATCCCATTCTATTCTCAAGCATCTTTAGTGGGCTAGTCATGTTAAGGCTTACTTTATAAAGATAAACCACGTCACCTGGTTTTACTCTGCCCTCTTTCTTGAGCTTGTCTGCGACTATTAGCGCAGTCTTTTTGGTTCCAAAGTGAAATCCAGGCTCTGACGCTATGTGGGCAGGTTTGAGTTGCTGGGCGAACTGTTCAAATTTCACAGGTGATAAATGATAATAATGCCCCTGATCGTCGTCTTGCTCATTTAGAAAGGTTCTCCACCCTTCCATCAAGACCTTCATATTAGACATCTTTGATACCCGCTATTAGCTGCCATCGATTTTGCGCTGACTCATTCAGATTTTCTTCTGACTGCTCAGCCTCTTCAGGTTGTGCTGGTTCTTCTTCGTCAACAACGGGAGGTGCCATAGATTCTCGACTGGGGGATGGTGATTCAGGTGCGTATAGAAGATATCTACCGGTCTTTCTTCCACCGAAAGCGTAGAAGTAAAGATCATCCTTGTCAACAAATCTAGTTTTTGCAGGTGATCCAGCAGCGGACTTAGACTGATATAAAAGAACGCCTGCCTCTCCCTTGGGTAGAACGTGCTCTCTAGCAATTTGATCAAGCAAGTGAAGCATCTTTGCAGAAGAGTCTATAACCTTACCGTCAATCTCTGGCTTGTAGTTAGTGACAATGTCCTCAATCGCCTTTAAGCTTTCGTCTCTACCCATTGTTTGCAACTGGTCTATATCGTACCCAGCAGCTTTAATTGCTGAAGCGAGATTATTAGGCGATCTAAAGAAAGACTTTGCACCGCCACCGAAAACGAAAGGTTCGTTGAAAGACCTGTGATGCTTAATTTCCCAGGCTTGATCTCCGATATCTACGTCGTGTGTAGCGGATGCACCGCCAACCCAAGAAGACTTGTCGTAAAGAAGTGGAGTTAAAAGCTCTCCTCGCCCAAGCCCTTGCCCTTCATTATAGTGAAGAATATCTAAAAGCTGATCTGGGATATCTACTAGGGATGAATTGCCTGCAGAGAGAGAAAATAGCATTGGACCAATCTCATCTGGTCCTTCTTCAGCAGACATGAGATAATCCAAAACAAGTTTTTTGTACTCATCAGGGTAGCCTGCCATAGCATCAGAAAATTGAGTGTCACCTCTCACTGCGTCAATCGAATCAATGTAAGACTGACGTGATGCGTCAGGATCGTATTCGCTTACACCGAGCTCGGATCGTATAAATGATCTCAGAGCTTCGAGGTTATCATCTGTGAGATCGTAAAGCTCATCCTCACCTATCTTTACAATCTTTTCCTGCAGTTGATTCTGCTTCATTTCTAGCATCTTTCTCACTGCACTTCTAATCATAGCTTCACTCATAACTGACTCCACGTGACTTAGCACTCTTTGAAATTGTGGGTGTTGTGCATTAGTCACTCTTTGTGATAAATAATCTTTAAACGTCGAAAGCATTTGTTTTAACTCAGGATCTTTAGTCATAACATTTACCAGTCCTTCAAAACTTGCAGTCTCTGCTGGATTGCTTGGAATGCCTAAACCGTCCAATATTGCTTGCGGGCTAGTGATTCTCGGGCCTACTAGCTTAAACTTTCGCTTGTTTTTTGGTAACTCAGGATCAAGAGCAGGATCAAGAGAAAGTCTGCCTAGTCCGCCGGGGGTGGCGACAGTTAACTTCTCATGAGTTCCAAGCTCTTTGCTTCTCTCTGCAGCAATATGCCCAAGCATCACGTTTCTAAAAATGCCTTTGATGCCTTCGTCCCCGACACCTGCCATCAACCACCCTGCGCTCTCAAGATCTGGCGCAATCATTAAGTCGACCTGAGCATCTCGCTCTTCTGGATCACCTTTTATTGGATATAAAACTGTGAGGTTGGGACCGATCACCTTTACTCTATCAGCGCCTAACGAACCAACAAGATTTCTATAGATCTGAGTTTTTGCTAGTTTGACATCTTCCTGTTCAGGTTGAACTGCGATATCAAGATCCCCAGCGATAGATTTCTTTCCCGTAGAGCCAACCGGCTCGTATCCTGAAATTCCTGCATCTTTTAAGTGGTTTGTGAAGAGATCATCGAGTGTGTCTTTCACATATTGTCTTTCAACTCCGCTTGCTAATGAGCTTCCTTGACTATCTTTAAATGCAATACCACCCATTAAACTACTCCAGACGCTGTAAATATGTATCTTGTTACACCTGCGTTATTAAATGTCCCACCAGTCAAAAGTTTTCTCAAGGCCTTCCCAAAAACGAACAAGTGGTTTATAACCAAATACACGTTCAGTTTCTGAAATGTCTGCCTGAGTGTGCATAACATCTCCAGGCCTAAACGGTGCCTCATCTATTTGTAAATCTCCGAACCTCTCTTTAAAGGCATCGAGGATTTCGTTATTGCTTGTTCGATCGCCGCATGCCACATTGAAAGCTTCACCTCTAAATGTTCCTTCGTGATTTGCTGCACGAATGTTTACATCTACAACATTATCGACATAACACATATCTCTACTTTGCTCTCCTGATCCATCTTTGCGAAGAGGCGTTCCGTTTTTAACAGCATGACACCACGCAGAGATTGCAGTCGAGTAAGGAGAGTCACCATATTGACTGGGACCAAAGACATTAAAATATCTTAGGCACACGGAGTCAAAATCGTACAAGTTTCCAAAAGTTCTAAGAAGATCTTCTATGCAAGATTTCTGCCATGCGTATGGAGACTTAGGATCTCTGGGATATGTCACTGGTGTAGGAAGAGTATCCGCTCCTCCATAAACCGACGAAGAAGATGAATACACAAACCTCTCTACGTTTCCGCGGCATGCCTCCATAAGACAGACTGTTCTCGCGACATTGACGTCAGTGGTAAGCGCAGGATTCTCAACTGAGAAACTTACTCTTGGAATTGCCGCCAAGTGAAAGACGACATCAAATTCTTGACACTCAATGGATTCGATTATCGATTTGCAGGCGAAATCGTTTATAACAAGCCGCAGTCCTCTAACACCGTCAAGTAGCTCAAGGTGTCCCGAGCTAAGGTCATCTACGCCTACAACATCCCAGCCTTCTGCCAAGAGCCTTTTGACCAGATTTGATCCTATAAATCCTGCTGCACCTGTAACTAGTGCTCTTCTCATTTACTCGTCTCCCTTGATTTTTTCCCAAAATGACTTAAAGTCTTCATGTGTATCAATTACTTCCCAAGTACTATCACCCAGTCTTTCGACTTGCGCAACGTACTGCCCCGGTATTCCTGCTGCCCAATCATCTTTTCCTATTAGGCTTAAAAATAAATCTCCGCGGTCTCTCATATAAAGCCAATACGTGTTCCCAGGGACGGGTTTAAATTTTCTACGAACCGATTCGATCATAGTCGTTATTTTAACGCGTCGGTCTAGATCATTAAACTGCTTCATGAGAACCTCAGCTTGCTCATAAAGGCGATCGTATTCTTTTTTTACATAGTGATTTGTAACCTTAAGCGTTTCAGCTTTGTGTCTTGTGATATCTGTAGGTTTTATAGGCGCAGACATTGTGCTGAGAGGATATTTTGAGCTTCGGTGGTTTGGGTCTGACACTGTTTTTTTCCTAGATTAGCACGTGTGCACTATTAACATTAAATCGAAATCTAGCCTTGTGTTGGGCCGGGTCTAGATTAAGAATTCTAAATACATCTCTTCCAAGCATGTGTATCAGCTGAACGTCTGTTCCTGTCTTGTGCTCGGTATCGGAAGATCTAAACACAGCGTGCACATCAAGTAGATCATCTCTAAATACTGCCTGAATGAACGATATGCATTCTTCGCCTGCAAACACAAACCGCCTAGATTCAGGCGTCTCTTTTCTACCGTAGTGATTGTTTCCCTTAAGCTCATTTTCAATCTTTTGAAGGAAGTTCTGCCTGATCTTTTGGTAGTATTCTTCTTCACCAGGAGTTGAAAGAATTGCTTCGTTAACTGTGCCAAAGGTCCCGTCATCATAAAAGTGAAATTGAACTGTAGTGGATTCTCTGTTAGGCTGAAATTTGGCAAACTCTCTGACATAATTTCCGATTGTGTCTATGGAGATATTTTCAAGCCTCCGACATCTTCTTACAACTTCTTGTGCTTGTTCTTCTGGTTTTCCGGTCTGGAAAATATGAAAATTAGGTAGCATGCAATATCTTTCAAGCTCTTTTCCAAAAAGAACGTGAAGGTCGCTCAAAGAAGAGATATCTTGTGCTTCATCACCTCTGCTTAAAAATCTTTCATGAATGGTATGAATGTCTGGGTACAGAAGAACAAACTGGTTGTTTAAGTTCGACATCTCCAAATGGAGATTATTTCGGTGATAAAAATCATCCCGATTATAAAGGTTAGCGTAAACACACATTGAAACACCGGATCTATCATCCATGTTCCACCTAAACCCTGACCTTTTGTGTATCTCGTTGTAAAGCGTTGTCTTTCCTGAGAGGTCGCAACCCTCTAAAACGATTTTATTGACGGGAAAGGTTATCAATTTTTCTCCACAATCTCATATCCATCAGGATATACGCATATTATATCACTTTCAACAAGAATGAATACTTCTGGAATTCCACAATCATCCACTCCGTCGTCACGTATTAACACTCCAACCTTGTTCAAAAACCTACTATCTTGTACAGCGGTTTTTGTTATTCGAACTAGTTCACCTGGCTTAATCATCATAAAGCGGTATCTTTCTCATTTTCCAGGCGGCTGAAGATGCACCCCAGTTTGGATCTACTTCGGTTTCCACAAGCCAGTAGGAAAAGGGTTGCGGTTCATAATAGATCTTTTGACCTCGCTCTTCACCCCAATCAAAGAACTTGCCCCAAACACGAAGCCATGCTGTCCTGTTCTGGTCGTCCATCATTCTGATTCGGTAAAATTCCTTGCCGTTTTTGGTCTTCTTTTTAATGATCTCAGTTGCACAACCCCAGGCAACACCTTTATCTCCGCCCACCATTTCACATATAGACTTAACATCAGCTTTCTCAATTCTACGCATAACTTCTACAGGAAAGACCAGCGCGTTATTAATAGCTGACGTTATTTGTTGGTACAAGACTATCTTTTCATCTCTTGACCAATCCTTGATGTGAGAGACACCTAGAATAGAAGTGTCAATATTGAATAGTGACTCTATTCTGTCTGCGAGTTTATCTCTTCTGGCATAGTAGTTTGCAAGCCTTTCGAAGCATTTATCGAGTTGAGCTTGTCGCTTATGGTTCGGATGCCCTATGTCTTTGACTAAATCTGCTGCATGCTCACTGTAGCACCAGTCAACGATACTGCAATTAAAGATATGTTGATACGCTTGTTCTTGCAAATCGGACATCTTAGTCTTCTCGTAAACGCGCAAGATCTTGTCGAACTCATCTTTGATTTGCTCGCCGATTCGAACTAGGCGTTCACGGAGCTTGTCTTCTCCTGTTCGACCTTTCCTGATCTTTTCATAGTTTTCTGAGATGATGTGAAGGAGCTGTCTATGATTATCGAGTTTTCCTTCCTTGAACTCCTCGAGAGAAGAGAGCGCTTCAATCTGACATAGCGCTTCAAAGCAAGTCTTGTTCACTTTAGAATGCCGCCACTCACCTTCACTGTCATAGAAAAGATCATTCAAGTTCTTAAATGGACGAGCAGAAAGTATTTCATCCATCGCTTTATCGCCAAGCCCTTTAATTGATGAAAGGGGAGGCATGAGAGCTTGCAACTCTTTATTATAGGTCCACTCGTCTCCTGAATAGTTTACATCTGCTGGAGCAAACTTATAGCCTAACGCTTTGGATTCTCGAATAGCTTTTGCTAGCCCTTGTGGCGAATTATTCTCAGACTCGAGAACAGTAGCGATCCACTCTCTGGGATGATAAGTATATAGCCACGCAGCGTAGTAGCTGTCGATTGCGTAAGCAACAGCATGTGACTTATTAAATCCGTAGAGAGAGAAGAACTCGATCTTGTCAAAGAGATCGTTCATATCCTTTGGATCTAGGCCGTGGAGCCTTTCTGCACCTTCAACGAACTGCTTGCGAAGCTGGTCACGCTCAGAGCCTTTTTTACCGATCGTATCCAAAGACTTCTTCACAAGAGTCTTGCGCATCTTATCTGATTCACCTGGAGAGAATCCGGCAAGCTTAACAGCAAGCGTCATAAACTGTTCTTGGAAAGTAATGAAGCCTCTTGTTGGCCCTAAGACCTCCTCGATGATCGGATGTGCATACTGGATATTCTCGATATCTTTTCCGGCTTCCACGTATTTAACGTGAACATTTGCCTTGAGTGGTCCAGGCCGGTAAATAGCAGTAATTGCAGCAAGCTCCTCAATGTTTCGAGGCTTAGCTTGGTGGCAGAAGTTTCTGGCACCTTGAGCAGTAAATTGGAAGATGCCGGGTGCAAATGATGCATTATGATATGTGTTTTCCCAAACCTTTTGGTCATCCTGCCCTATGTAGCGACAGTTAAGATGCTCATCAAAGAAATCTCTGATCTGTAAAAAGGTTGGTGAGGGATTGCCGTTCTTGATCAAGATTCTGCGAATGCAGTTTTCCACATCCTTCATCAGCGTCAATCCAAGAAAGTCAAACTTAATAAAGCCGTTATCTTCCAGGTTACGGAAGTTCATGCCTTCAGTCCAAGGAGTCTGTAAGTCACCACGCACTGAGATTAACGGCATTGTCTGCTCAAGCTCACGCTCATCGGCAATTAGGACACCACCTGCGTGTCGACCAATAGATCTCTGCTCCATGAATAGTGTACTCACGTGCTTTTCAACGTCAGGGTACTTCTCCATGAAATCCTTGTACTTCTTGGAGTACTTCATGCAATCCTCATGGGTGAGGACGAACACAGACTTCTCAGTGTTAGCATCTCGAGCATGAGGCTCAACCTCAGATTGGAGTGGTCCTGTAAGCGCATTCACCTCTTGGAATGGAACATCATAAAACTTGGCAACATCCTTAACGATGGACTTGAGTTTAAGAGTGTTGAAGTTAGAGACAGGAATCACTGCATCTTCACCAAAAAGCTCTCTAGCTGCGTCGATGAGCGCATCGCGGTCGCCAGCATCAGAGTCAATATCAGGCCAAGAAGTACGATGGCGGCCGAGGAATCGAGACCAGAGCAATCCGTATGGAATGGGATCAACCTGAGTAATGCCTAACAAGTAATTGACAAGGGATCCGCCACCTGAACCTCGAGCGGGGCCGAACAGCGTCTTTTCAGCTGCGAGGTGGAACACGTCATGCATAGTCAAAAAGTAATTCTCAAAGCCAAGAAACTTGATATCGTCCAGTTCTTCCTTGACTCGAGCAACATACTCAGGCTTAGAAGCAAGACCCGTACTGATCATTGCGTTCTTTACCTTGAGCGCCAACTGCTGGAAGGGCGTCTCTTCAGGAGCAGAAGGATAGCAGGGATGACTCTTTTGAGGCACAGCGTAATTCGGCAGCTTAGCCTTTGAATCCACCCACATGTCTTGATAGCGATCCCAGACTTGGTCGTGGGTCCTCTCGATACTATCCTTGACTATGTCCTCACGCCCTTTATAGAAATCATACTTGTTCCAGCCGAGCTCAAACTCATCCCAGACCTGTGAGGCATTCTTGGGATACAGCTCACACTTAAGGTCATCAAACTCAGGAAGAGGAGTCATCTCCTTACCCATCCATCCGAGCTTCTTATAAAGCTCTCTAGCTTCCCATTTGTTAGGAGTGGGATAGTGAGAGTCACAAGTTGTAATAAGGTTGATTCCAGTCTGATCGTGCAATTCGATCAAAGCTCTGTTGACCATATGTTGAGCTGAAAGCTTGTTGAATTGCAACTCATAGAAGAAGTTGTCCTCACCTACAGCGTCAACAAACCTGTCAGTAAGGTTGCCAAGTGTTTTCATCAGGCGTGCTTTCTTGACTGGATCATCGAGCAATTCGGGGCCGAGCTCATCAAATGTTAGGTCAGGAAACTCTTGAAAAGTTCTGCCGCTGAATATTCCGCCTACACATGCCGTAGAGACGTTGAGACCTTCTCCAAACTCCTTGAGCATCTTGAAGTCGATGCGAGGAAAACGATAGAAACCGTCCTTATATCCTCGCTTGACGAGCGTGAATAGATTAGCTAATCCTTTTGGGTCTCGAGCTGTTACAACCAAGTGGTATCGACGCATCCATTCTGGCTTGCCCTTTGAACCCTGCTTAGACTCATCCTCGTTCTCAATAGTATGACCTTCAGACATAAGTTCGTCTTCATTGTCAACATTAACGTCTGTGGTAGCAAGGGCTTCGATTTTTTTTGCATCTCGCTCTGCTTTAATGCGAGCTTTGTGGTTCTCGTATTGGCGCTTCCACTCGTCTAAATCTTCGACAAAATAAAACTCGACACCATAAACTTGTCGATATTTTCTACCTGATTTTTTCATCTTCTCAAAGTGCTTATGAGCGTGAGCCAAACCTGATCCGTGACCGTGATCTGTGAGACCCCAGGCGTCCATTTGATTCTCAAGAACAAAATCAATATGATCGGCTGGATAACCTAAACCATCGTATGTTGAGAATCCTGAATGACCGTGTAAGCCTACGAATCGGTTTGGTACTTTGAAATTCTTAAATGACACTTGTTTCTCCTGCAGTTATTATACGCAGAAGAAATGAGATTTACACAAGAAAGCCTGCCTCAAAGGACGGGTTTCCATGAAGCCAAATTTTAAAAATTAGTCTTTTTTGACGTAAACCGGATGGCTGATTGTGTCAGTGTATCTCTTGCAGATTGTGTCTGAGCACAGAAAGTATGAGACATCAACTGTTACCTTGCCAAGACCTGGTTTTGCACCTCTGACAAGGAAGTTGAACATCGCGACTCCCTGTACAAAATTTTCTTGTTTTGCGCGCAATATATCCGGAGAAGTTGTTAGATTAGGCGTCACAGCAATTTTTAATCTTAGTGGCGCGTCTTCCTTAAGTTGGAGACTTTTTGGAGGTATAATTTTCAAACTAACCTTGGCGTAGCTTCCAACCCAAGTGTGATCATGCCCTTGAACAACAAGCTTAGCAGAAGGGTTGGACGGTGCAAACCAACCTAGGCTTATCAGGGCGAAAGAAGCTACTATTATTAAAAGATTTCTCACGACAGTCTACAGAAAGTATCTAGCGATATCTGAGTAGATCGCGAAGGCCATGATTGAGAGCAGCATAACAACGCCCACCATTGTAAGTCTCATGCGAGTTTTATATGATATCTTTTTTCTGGTCACAGTTTCTACACCAGATAGCACGATGTGGCTTCCATCAAGCGCGGGTATAGGAAGTAAATTTAAGAAACCGAGATTGATACTAAGCATTGCTAAAAGATCGATCACGTGTCCCATATCTTTTTGTTTTACAGTCGTTTCTTCTGCCGCCTTTGACATCTCGTAGATCATCACTGGGCCACCCAAGGTGTCTTGTGTGGGTGCCTTTGTTACCATCTCTTTCACACCCTCGTGCATTGCGCCGTACATGTTTGTCGTGATTCTCCACGAGATATTAGCAGCCCAAGGAGCATCTATCGTTGCGACTTGCGCTCCGGGCGGAGGAGGAATATCATTTGGACCTCGAGGGACCTCATGACCCCACGCGTAGAAAAAGTACAGAAAGAACGGAAAGATCAGATTGACTGCTGGGCCTGCGAAAGCGATTGCAGCTCTGCGCCACGGAGCACATCCCCAAAAAGTAGTCGGGTCTGTTGAATCTAAATCTTGATCACCTTTAAACCTAACGTATCCGCCCAAGGGGAACAGGCTGAGTTTCCAAATCGTGCCCTTCCACTTCCATTTTAGAAGCGCAGGACCGAACCCGATAGAGAAAACTTTAGGCTGCACTTTAAGCAGATGCCCGGCAACCAGATGGCCAAGCTCATGAATCCCAATAAGTACAAGAAGTATTAAAATAAAAGTAATCATACGTGAATAAGTATGTCTTAATCAGGATAAACTCTTAAGCGCTTTGCTGTTGCGTATATTTCATCTACCTTCTTCTTGGTCTCAGGCGGTGGTGCTGCAAGTGGATTTTGCAAAGCGTAGGATTCTAGTTCGGCGCTGACTGCGTCTATGTCTTGCAAAAGATTCTTGACTCTTGGGTTCATGAATCCTGGATCTTTAAGACTCTCTTTCTGAACATTTTTGATAATATTGCCGAAATACAAGTCCCTATAGGAGGTTTTTTTGAACACGTCAAAATCGAAGTAGGGAAAGGATGGAAGCATATCAATTGTAAATATTGGCTTCTTTTTAAAATAAAAAAGCCTACCAAAAACAGCGAGCTTTTTAGACAATTTTTACGTTTTTAAAATCATTGATGTTAAGCATCGCAGATCCTTCAGACGTCATTATCTCCACGCCTTGGAACAGCTTTCCGTGCCACATAGTGTACATGTGCTTCTTAACTACTATTCCTGACGTGATCTCTGTGTATAAGCCGCTATAAAAAAAGCTTAGATCTTCGTTCCAGGTAACAACCTTTATCGGCTTCCAAAGACAGGGCTTTGATATTCTATCTACTCTAACTTTCTTAGGTTCAAGCTTGATTAGATCCCCGAGGCTTATGCTGACTAGTTTCTGTCTATTGCATTCAGCCTGATCCATTGATTAGTACCTTTGCAAACACTCTCTGAAGTCTTGCGGGAAGTATTCCTTGTGACGATTGTAAAAGTATCGCCAGCCTTCGTCTAAGATATATGTAACTGCATGATCGTCCTCAGATCTTACACTGCGTCCCACTGCCTGTATCACAGTTTTTGCTGTCTGAGTCGAATACCACTCAGGCCACTTGGACATCCGCTTTTTTACCACCTTGTCTCCGAGATACGGAAAAGGTACTTTACAAATAATCTGGAATCTCGAATAATCACCCCTAAGATCTACACCTTCCTGCATTGAAGGACTGAGTAGGACTGTGGGTTCTTCTGCTCTCATGTGCTGCTGAAGAACTTCATCTCTCGTGTCTGTATCGTGCAAAAGGAGCCTATCATTTCCTTCACCTACATTTTCCCAAAGATATTTTGCAATCTTAAAAGTGTGGCAGTGAATGATACCCTTTTCATCAGGATGCATTTTCAAGATCTCTTCTACGGTTTGTGCTAGCACCGGAAGGGTATTGTCTATCTCTTTAGCATTCATCTTGCCAACGAGAAGCTCAACTATTGGCCGGCCTTCTTTGGGAAAAGGAGAAGGAGTTGAGATAAACTCAGTTTCACTCAAGGAGATTCCCAAAGACCTACAAAAAGACTTGTGATTGACGATAGTAGCAGACATCAAAAGAGTTCTGTGCCCAAGCCTAAGCAAATAGTCCTTGGCAAAATCTGACACATCTACAGGCTTGAACACAACCTTTGCTAGCTTTCGACCATACCCTGAGTCATATTCACAGACCCAGTTCTCTTTATCGTAGTGTCTAATAAAAGTAGTCAGTCTATCAACATGAGATTTTAGCATATCATGTTGTCTGGCAAAACCAGCAAATTCTTCAAGCTTCTCTTTAAGCCCTTCAAACTTTTTAAGTATTCCTTCAACGTGACTTAAGCGATCTTTGACTTTTGGAAAGTATTTATCTCTAACCCACAAGAAAGAGTTAAGCTGACTCTTTTCTCCCAGCCAGTTCATCTTTAGAGTGCTTTTTACAAATCTCTCAGAAATTGCAATCTCAATAAATCTTGAGAGCTCCTGCTCAGCATTATGAGACTCATCAAGTACAAGAAAATTTCGAGGAGTAATTTTTCCATTATAAGTTGCTTCAGTTAAAAAATACGGAAAGTTAACGACTGACTCTGGGGACTTCAAGAAGTCATCTTTATTTTTCCTATAAGTGCAGTGTCCTGAGCAGGTCTTAAAGAAAGGTGTATCTTTCTCAACAGACCTTAGCATCGCCTGAGATTCTGCACAACTATTGTTCTTGTGAAAGACGCACTGGTAATTTGACGCAGATTTTATGCTTCTCATAGGGCCATAGCCCCCGAAATCTTTTACGTACTGGTCCTGGAGAATCTTTTGGGTAGTAACAAAATACGCTCCTCTTCCAAATCCTTCAATGTCTTCGTTGACAACATAGTTAAGATATCTAGCAACTGTGACGCCAATTGCCGACTTTCCGCAGCCCGTACCCATTTCAGCTATGAAAAACTTTTTATCAGAGGATAAAAACGAATTCAAGATCCTGTTGATGGCATCTTCTTGCACAGGCCTGGGTTTTTCGTGAGGAAAGTAATCGATCCAGTCTTCTGTTTTAATCATGTAATGATTCTACCTTAAAGATCTTGTTTTTACATGTGATAGAATTGAGTAAAACAATTCCTTCAAAGCAAGTTTTTATTATCTGCTTTTTCCCATTGACTGTCCAGGCATCACACTTGTTCTTTAGATCGTTTAGCCGGATAGATCTAAAACCTTTACCTTTATCTGACGAGAATGATCTTTCTGACTTCGATATGAAATTTGCAATTCTGCTCAGGACTTCATTTAATTCTGGGGTATCTTTTTGACTGTTTCTATACAGTTTTAATGCACCATTTTGAAACTGCACTCCCACTTCAACTCCCTCCACGTTTGTAAAGATATTGAAGTAATTGTTACCCCGAGTATTTCCTGTTTGGAGAAAGAAATCTTGGTTGTTTTTATCAAGCAGTTTGCAAGCTGCAGATGCGCATACTTGCTGGACGATCCTGTCTAAGGGCTTAAAAAAGTCAGTCCTAAGCGCTATGTCTTTCATTCTGGTCAAATCTGCAGAGTCGTTGTCAAAAGGATCCATGTCTGTGTCAAATCTATATGCAAGCTCATCAACAAGAATTAAAAAATCATGACAGTTTAAAAAGTCATTCGCGATAGCAGGATTTCGAACTAAGACTTCCGAGATCTCTCTAAACGCTTCTGCAAAATAACAGAGTGATATATCTTTCCATTGATTAGGTACTTGATCATAGTTCGGGTCAAACAAAGAGATCAAATATCTAGGGGCTGAACTGGACTTCCTGGTCTCAAGCTTTTTGCTATATTTTTCAAGCTGGTTTTCAGAGATTTCTGAGAGACATTTGAGCTCACAGATCGTTACTATTTTATTCCCTCTAGAAACACAGATATCAAAGCGATGCTTTTCTGCTTGAACTTCATCTTCAGGCTCTACGTTATCAAAAACATCAACGATATCTGGGTGATCTAGCGAAACACCTACTTTGATCAGCAAGGAAATTCTTCTAGACCAAAATTTTTCATCGTATGCGTCGCCAAGAGAAGAAATTGGAGTGTTGAGAAGACAAAAAACTAGCTCTTCATCAGACATTTCCGACGCAGTTTTTGTCTTAATGATGTCATGATAAAACATTTCCTTTTTTGGAGGATTTACTTTTTCCAAAGGAAAAGGAATTACATTATCGGGAAGCTCTTTTGACAATTTATTTCTACTCTAGTAAAATTGAGTTAGATCTACACCTTTTTCTTTTGCTTCGTTCAGGTATTTAAGAGGATCATAGCTTGTATCTTCAGAAGCTGAGATTGAATTCCAAGCTGCTTGAATTCCTGACTTGAGGGTATACTTAGGTTTCCAGTTAAACGCTAACTTAAACTTTTCTGAAGACAGTCTGTGATTCCCAAGATAGTCAGTTTCGGGATGCCATTTTATCTTATGCATCAAATCTAATTTTGAAACTCTTTCCATCACCCTTACGATTTCTCGAGTATCATAGGGGTTTTCTGCAGCGATATTAAAACTAGTGCCCCATGCCTGGTTGTGACACGCTAGTGCAACTCCATCGCAGAAATCTTCAACATGCATGTAATCCTTGACTTTAGCTGGGTCAAGAAACATATCTATTTGTTCTACACCCTTAGTAGCAGCATAAAAAGTCTTCGATATTAGGCTGTTCATGTCGCCGACACCTCCGTAAGCAAACAGAGGCCTCACGATATTATAGTCCTTGCAAACTGACATCACGATATCTTCAGATGCTCTTTTTTGAATTCCATAAAGAGTTCTTGGAAATCTCGCTGACGTTTCGTGAATGACGTTTCTTTGATATGCAGCTGTATCGTAAATCACTGTAGTTCCGATATAGCAAACTGGAATATTCAATTTTTTTGCAGCTCTACAAATATTGTATGTTCCTGTCACATTAGATTGCGTAGACTCAGAACTGTTAAGGGCAACAACATCAGTTCCCACAACCGCAGCATTGTGCACTACTAAATCAATTTCGTTGGCAGATAACTCTCTAGCCCAGTCATCTTCTGTGTTTCTATACACACAAGGTTCGCCCGTATCAAGGCACACCAAATTCTTGTTGTTCAAAAACGGAACAAACTCGTGCCCAAGAGCATCAAAAGAGGCAGGTAGATTCTTTGCGATAAATCCTTCTTCACCTGTAATCATTACTCGCATGACATGATCTCCATATCTGTTTTCTTAAGAGTTAAAACGTTACCTGAGGGTGTTTGAACGGAATAAGTTTCACCGTATCTGAGAGAGTGCAAGATTATTCCTTGCTCCTTGGTTTCTTTAACCACGATCTTTGTTCCGGGCCAAAGAATGCTCTCATCTTCCAAAATAGGCTTTCTTTCGTTAGTCGTCAATGAAATTTACGCTCTCAAAATCAAAAGGCATGGTGTTTTCTTTAGTTGCACGAACTGCTTTAATCGGATTAGACTTAGCAGATGTAGCGAAATCAAAAGAAAGTTGATTATCTGAATCTTCATTGCCGATGATCGAATTGATCTTCTTTAGTGCTCGATTTTTTACAAACTCGTCTGTGCTGGTGGAATAGATTTCGCACAAACCTACACACATCTGGATCCACTCAAATTCGAAATCAAAATAATCATCATCTTTAAAACCTAAGACATGAAGAGACTTCGCAAACGAACAAAGTTGTTCATGTGCTTCAATTAAAGCGCTTTTTGTTTCGCTGACATTCATAAAATTTCTTACTTTCTCAGGGGAATCATTGCCCTGCTAATATTATTTCCTTCCACGTGTATTAGGAAGGCCTGAGACGGTGGAAGCGTTGATTTTAAAACTTGTAAAGCCTCACTCAACTCGCCGTCAAACTTTCCAATGGATTTCAGAGACACATTAGAAGACTTGATACTATTGCCTTCTTTGTTTCCCCAAAAAACCATTGTTTCCTTTTTCACTACTTCAAAAATATTGTCATCAATTTTCTTAATAGGGTACAGGATCAAATTAGGCATTTGAGTCTGTCCTTTAAATCTATCCGCATTTTCTTCAGTAATGATGTCGTGTTTCATGCTTACTGCGTGAACCCCGTGTACTGTTCAATTATAAGCTCTCCAGATTCATTTACACGGTCTAGATAATCGACAAGCTGATCTCTGGTCGTATTAACAGATTGTCCTGCTTCACTAAGCATCACATTGAACTTTCCATCCGGGAGACCTTCTGCAAAGAAAACAACAGGCTTATTGATGCCATAAGCATATCCTGCTTCCCAAATAGTACCGAGATCTTTTGCCTCAGTATTGCAAAGAACAAAATCAGCCCACTGAATCTTTTCGCAGTTCACATCAAAGATGCGTTGACGATCTTCTTGAGTTGCATTTGGTTTGAGAACGAAAAAATCCTTTGGACTAAAATACTCATGACCAGTTGCAGTCAAAGCATTCTTCATAAACTCGACTTGATCAACTTGCTTAGGATTGAAAAAAGGTGATGCGATATAAACTTTCATTTTTTCTCCAAAATTATGAAATTCCAATGTAGAAGCCTACGCCTAGGCCTACTGTAAACATAAAGGGTATAAGCACAGAGTATAAAGAATTCTTTCTTTTAGTTTCCTCTAGCTCTATAATAGCAGCCATTAACATAACTCTTAAGATTTCTGGATTTAGATTATCTGGGGGTAACAATGAGCGCTCCTAAATTATGATAGCTTTCATATTCAATATTGTATTTTTTTCCGAGGACTTCTCTCACTATTTTTTGCATCTGTGCTGAGTTTCCTGTGATTATCTTGTAGGGCGGAAAGTTTTGATTCGACCAAGAAATAACCATTTTTCTAGCCCAGTCATGATCAAAACCGTGAAGATCTAGTTCTCGAAGTCTCAAATTTAATTTCCTACGACAAAGATGTTTTCTTAAGTCTTTCTCTTAAAGCATGTCCAACATCAGGTAGCTGAGCACCGAATTCAACTATATCGCGATATAAAAACTCGTCTGATTTTGCAATTGGGTGTAAGTACTGTTCCCAAATAAGAAATTCTTGTTCGCTCATTTCTTTTTCTTTGTTTGACAACAGAACTGCATTTGCTTGGTAAAAGCTTAGCTGTAGATCGATTGAACTATAAATCAGCTCTCGCCTTCTTGACGTGTTTTTATTTGAAAACGGCACTTTATCGACCCATTCGATCTCGATATTCCACTTCAATGTCATTGATCTGTGCTAGCAGTGAGTTCCAATGTTGGCGGAATTTGCTATTTTCACCTGTTTCATCTTCAGGCGGGTTAGTACCGTTAACATCATCTCTTTCAGCCTGATAGATCGTATCATTCGGATGGTATTCAATCTTAGCGTCAGTATCAGCGTCGGGCCAATAAAGGTTCGTTCCGGTTCCGGCTCGAAGATTACGCACGTAGTGCATGGCGGGACCTGTCAGAGTCTTAGTTCCGATAACAGTTGCTGCCTCTGGGATAACCTTGCAAACCTCAAGTGCCATCTTAGCAGCCATCAGATTATCTGCTGCGGGCTGAATTTGCTTATCACATCGCTGCCGAATGAAACCGATCAGGTCTTTCAGATTAAATCGAGCATAGTAAAAGGTTTCGATGGCACGTGGCAGAATGGTCCGGGCATCCATAATACTAATCTCCCTGGTATCGATCATATCTGCGTAAAGCTGCTTACCTGCTTCAACGTGGTCCTTCCAGCGATCATAGATTTCAGGACTGTTTTGAACAGCAGCTGGGACCAAAGCACGACTATGTGATTGCCAGCGATCACCGGTGCATTGAGCAGCAAAAGTGCCGGCTCGATGTCGGATCAAGTGAGTAACGGTCTGGAGATCGATTCCACCAATGAGGAATGTGAAGGACATTGCTTCCATTCCAGCAGGAAGAGCGCGAAACTGCATGACATCTTCAAGAGTCTCAGAAAGCTCGCGCTGAGTGGCATTCAAGGGGTCAGTTTCTTCGGGGGAATCAGCCCAGGTAGCTTTTACATAACGGTATGCGACATTGCGGATTTGCTCGCCAGTAGGACTGTCAACAAGCTCAACACGCAGTGCATCAAGATCGTTAACAAATTCAGTTTCCGGCTTCTCTTCAAACCGAAGAGGCATGGGCAAAGTAACAGGTTCAAGATTGGGGTTTTGAGGCATGCTGTTTATCTCCTATGAAAGCATAAGAAATACTACATCATGTTATCAGATTGTTCAAACTATTTTAGATCTTGTTCCCAAAAAGATCGTTTGACCCAGAGCGCACGATAGAGATCAACAATTACTTTAGCTGCGATATCTCTGATTATCTTTTCGTTGTCTCTTCCCTTGAGTTCTTTTTGCACAAAACTCATTACTTTTTTCTCGAGGTTTTGCCTTAAAAAGTCTCTAATCTCTCTTCTTGCTATGCCCTCAATACGACGAACGTCTGTGTCTGTGAGCGCTTCAAGCATGAGATTAACTGTTTTCTCTCTTGCTTCCTTCACCATTGGATTTTTCGGTTCAGGAGGAGCTTCATACGTAGCCAAGACATGACCCGAGTCTTGCTTCTCACCTTTCTTGACGTTGTGAATGAATACGTCAATACCTTCAAAATCTTTCGAGCTTCTAACCATGTTTTCAACAGCTGCTCTGTTAGGGTCTGAATCTTCATAGAAGTGCATTGTCGAAGGATTGAACTGTTTTGCATAGCCTCTAAATTTAGCAGCTTTGGCCGCCGGAGAAGAAGTGTTTACAGTATCGATGACTTGTAAGTTCACGTTTAGTTTTGAGAGGAAATCTTTAATACCCTGCCTAGCCTCGGGACCCCTGGCAGTAAGAATCGCAGCCGCGGTAACTCCACACTCAACAACATTCTTCAGAATCTCAAAAACTTCAGTTGTCTTGGTTGATCCTGGGTCTACATCATCAAATTCTGAGTAGTCAAACTCTTCTGTGCTTGATAAGGATTCTTCTCCCGTACCAAACTTAACAGCGTACTCGTCGGGAGTAAAAGACCTTTTTCTCTCACCTGATTCTTTGTCTACGACATGAATTACTGAATCTGTTATAGCTACCGTCTCATCAAAATCAAAAACTGCGAAAACATCGCAATCACCCTTAGAAGCGTCCGGAAAAGCTTCGGTCATGACTCTTTTGATCTTGATTTTTCTCATTATATAATTCCTAGACGCTTGGCTGTGTCAACAATATCAGAATGGCGCTGTATGAGATCATTAACTTGTGCGTTTGAATCTCTCACGGGTAAATATGTTCTATTCTTTCCTAAAATCTGGTTTTGATCTTTTTTGTCGACCCATTTTCTCATGTCTTTGAGCAGATCTACAATGTCCTTTCTTAACCCATTGACTCTTACGTTATCGTAGAAGTCAGGATCTTCTTCGATCTTTTTGTCAATTTTTTCTCTGATATCAGAGAGATAGGGAAGGCTATACATAAAAAATCCTCTGCAGAATTAAATATGCCCTATCCGTTAAAGTTTTGTATTACCGCTTCTACCTCATCTCCGCTTTTTACCACAAAGACATTGTCAACACTTTCAAGCTCTGAATTGTACGGTTTTTTCGGTGAAATTACCTTCACACCATGCTTCGCATATTCTCTGGAGTGCTTGGGAGAATCATCTATCGCACAGAATATTGCATTTCCGTCATAATACTTTGATTTTGCTGCCCAAATCATCTTCTCAGGAGAAAAAGATATCCGATGAAACTTCAATCCTGAATTTGAAAGCCACGTGTAAGTATCATACTTGCATGTCTGGTTCCAGTCAGGTCTTGCAGTCAGAACATGAATCCAGTACCCTTTATCATATAAATCATTTACAGCACTGATCATGCTTTGATCTACTGTTAGAGTTCTTAGCATTCTTGCTTCAATAAAGTCTTGAAAGATCAGCTCAGGATTATACTTTTCTCTTGGTATGCCTTCTGTGAAATAGTATTCGCTAGAGTTTACATCAACATTGACTCCGTCTAGAGAATTCAAATAATCAGCATACCCTTCTCTAAAATTTGCTACTACATCGTCGACATCAACAAGTACTACAGGCTGACCTGCCCACTCTTTGTCATTATTGTATTTGATATCTAAGTACGCAGCCTTGTCATCAAAAGCTTCTAAAAACTCATCGGCTGTAAAGCCCCACAAGTTCATAATCGCCAAAAGATAACGAAAACAGTCAATCCCTTCGAACAAGATCGAATTCTTTACAATATCTTTTCTTTCACTTGCGTGATGTTTAAAGTTAATCTCTCTGACAAGGGAAGAAACTTCATTATGAAGAGCGAGCGCAAACTCTTGTGTAAGGCGCTCTTTTTCTTCAAGGGAGAGATTCTCTTGATCAATAAATTTAGAAGAAAAGCTTTTCTGAGTTCTGAACAGATACTCGAGCAGGTTAGTATTCTCCTCTGACCCTGTCCAGATTTCTTCTATTCTTTTCGCAAAATGCGTTAAAAAATTCTTTTGGCTCATAACCCATCAAAATCAACGCTTCCAGCTTATATGTGAAATCGTCAATCATCTCCTCGAGAAACGCATCTCGATCAAATTCTTTGTTCTCAGTGTGCTTGTGAGGCTTCCAGTTCTTAAGATGAAGAAGTGCTTCAAATGCTTCTTCAGTACCTCTGTGAATGATATCACGAATGAACTGCTGTGCCTTCTTATCAGAAGGGTCCACAGGCCACTCAGGTAGAGGCTCTTTGTTCTGGGAAAGCTGTTCCATAAATCTTTCCTGCAGAAAGAAAATGGCATCTAATCTATCAGAAGATGTTTCTGACATCTTACTCAGTCTCGAGATTTAGCGCTTCAGCTTCATCGACCATGCGCTGATCATTCTTAGTCTGGCGTCGAACGAATTCCTCAGACAGCGTCACGGAACTATCTCCTCGCTGAACATTGAGTTCGATCTGACGTAGATGATCTACGATATCAGTTCCAGTCAGCAGAGCACGCTGCAAAGAGCGAGCAACTTCACCGATCACTTCATCATGCAATTTATAAACTTTCTTAGCCATTTATACCTCCTTGGCATTTATGACTAATTGTATTGAATCCGAGCCAAAATGTTTATAAACTTTATCCGCAGTGGTATGTAACTCCGACGAAAGCACGCTTGTAAGGACCGATCTGTTCGCAACGATACTCGGTGGAGTTGAGATCGAAGTCGCAGTCCATCGTGATCTTAGCGACTGTGTAGTTGTGAAGTAGATCGTCGTCTTGCCTCATACCATACCCTGCGAGGTCTGAGGATGTGATATAGTCACCGTTCTCAAGGTTGCCGTTGATATCTGTTACCCACATTGCACCTTCGCCTACAGAGTTAATGATGACGCGGTCGTCGCCTGCAGGCTTATCAACACTTGTTCCCCAAATACCTTGTGTAAAGCTTCGCTCGTCACTGTCTGTATCCTCCACATTAGAGACAACACCAAAGACCCTCTTGTCGTTCGCCACTGAAGAAAGCTCAACTTTAGGCATGGCATCATTGATAGTAATATCATCTTCTCCCATTGAACTGTATTTACCTGTTGAGACAACAATAAGACCGACCTTATCTTCAAAGTCCGCAACTGTTCCCTCCTGCGGGATAGATCTGTGTTGACCTGTGAAGGTGAGCTGGCCGACATCAGTTTGTTTGGCTATATAGCCTCTACCTGCATCTGCATTGTTCCAATATCCATTCACAAGTTCTCCGTCAGTGTCCAGGACGAAATATTGAAAGGTAAGCTTATTGTCAGAATCAAGACCTATGTTCCAACCACCCGATGAGCCGTCTTGATAGAGCCTATCAATCATAATTCTATGCCCGAAATTAGTCCCCGCTTGGCGAATCATAAGAGGAGAAACACAGCCAGACGGCTGATCTGTTACCCTGTTAACGTAAAGCTTATCAATTCTTGTGTCGGCTGTAAAAGAAGCCTCGCCTGTAAAAGAAGCATCTCCAGCACAGCTAAGAGAACCTGGGTGGTTTGGATACCATGGGTGACTGCTGCCGTTAACAATATTAAGCCGTTGTATGGACATTGAACTATCGTGGTCTTGTTCAAAAAGCACCCCATCAGTTCTAAGATTGCCGTATATTCTTGAGCCGTCGCGTATATGAAGAGCTCCGTTGGATGAGAAGAGCACAACATCATCATTATCGACGTCTTTATACCCAACAGTAGAGAATCGACCTAAATCTAGGTATGATCTATTCGCAAACTTAACGTAAGAGCGATGGTCGCCGAATCTATAATAAGTATCATTGCTGTTATTCACAAACAAATTTCGTGTTATTAAGAGGCCATCGTCATCACCCAAAGTCCACTCTTCAGGGTATTTTGACATACCTGGTCCTTCAGGATTTCCAATAAAGATATTAGACTGCGGGTCCATGACAATAGAACCCGTTATCTGGAGCTTAGGACCGTCAGGGCCGCCACCCATGGGACCATAAGTATAAAATCTTGGGTTTGATGGCTGCCCAAATTCAAGATCTGGGAGCCATTGGTCCCGCCCAGACGCTAAGCTAACTCGATCAGTAAAACGAGGGTCAAGGTTGGGGTTAATATGATCAGTGGGCGCCCAGCCGCCACTCATTAATGAATAAGTGGGGTGGAAGCCGGCAGAAATTCCTGGCTCTGTCTGGTAAAAACCGCCTATTTCAATTTTTGGAATCTGTGTGTCATTGGGCATACTGCTTATTATAGATGCTACGAGCCCAGTTCCTTCAGGATTGTGGGTGTTGCTGCCCCCTATAACTGAACCATTGTATCTAAAGTACTGCGTGGGGGCAACAGACCAAGTAGTTGCATCCCCAGGAACATCAATTATTAAACTTCCTGTATGAGTATGCGGATTTTCAAGATTTGACCATCCGGAGTCTCCTGAGCCATCTGCTCCTGCTGGGCCTTGTGGTCCTGCTGGACCTTGTGGGCCTGCTGGACCTTGTGGGCCTGCTGGGCCTTGCGGGCCTGCTGGGCCTTGCGGGCCGACTCCGCCGCCACCCACGACTCTATTATTAACACCATCCTGCTGCACCACAGACGCAGCTTCTTCTCGACGAACCACGCGAACAATGGCACCATCATCTCCTGTCGATTGCAGAAAGATTCTGGTGGTGTTAGTAGTATCAAAGTAAACTGTAACAATTCTTGAGCCTGAAGCACCTGTGAGCTCATCCATGTGAGACCAGACATTGGCGTTATTCATCTGCCAGATGCGAATTGGCACCCGTGAGTAGATAAACATACCTGCGATATTAGCATCATCTGCTACACCGTCAGTAGCTAAGGATGGGCCTGTGAGACCCAAGGTTACTCTATTAACGCCTGCGACTAGATTTGTTGGATTCATTCAAATGCTCCTGTGTGTTTACTGACTGTTACTGCAAGGGCAACATAAACTACATATGAAGCAATTAATTTTAAATCAGATCCTCTCTCGGACCATCTCTTCGGGACGCTCTAAGCCTTTATTAATCGTGTCAATGTCAGGGCCGTACGAAAATCTTAAATAATTTTTAAATTTATTCTACGAAAAACATTCAACCCGCTCACGATCGCCTTATGGAACGTGAGCGGGCTGGATATAAACAGTAAGAAAAATTTGTTAATACTATACTATTTCTGTGATATTAAATCGATATTTCTTACCTGTCTTTCGATTGATAAGGAAGAGATCATCTGAGCCTTCTTGAATGGACCAGTGACCGTTTGTTCCATCGACTTCATTGGCTCTTCCTTCATTGTTCAGATTAATATCTCCCACTAAAAGATTTGGCGTCTTAACTTGGTCACCCTCTGCTTTAATCCAAGTGTCACCGATGTACATCGAGTTAGGGCTTAAGTATAAGTGTCTTATTTTCTTTTCTGCCGTGCCAATATCATATGTAGCGTTAGTATCAGGTATGATATGAGAGTCTAAGTTGCCATTTAGGTAAGCAGCAACATCTGTGTTTGTATAACCGCCTGTACCTGAGACGAATTCAAGCATTGTCCCTGCGTTATTAACTCTTGGATATTTTCCGGCTTGAGCGGCAAATGATGACGGAGTATCTGTTAGATCTAAGAATGAACTTGAGGCAATATGAACTTGATTATTCACACCATCTTGTGCAACATTTGAATCTGCTGTCTCTCTACGAACAGCTCTAACAACAACATTATCTTCCCCTGTCGACTGCAGGAAGATTCTAGTAATCTCAGTGTCATCAAAATAGACTGTCGAGATTCTAGACCCTGCTTCTCCTGTAAGAATGTCTAGCTCAGACCAGACATCAGCATTATTCATCTGCCAGATGCGGATTGGAACCCTTGTAAAGATGAATATGCCCGCGAGGCTGGCATCATTTGCCACACCAGACGTGTTGTTGGCGGGCACTGCAACTCCAAGTGTTAGACGATTCACTCCTGACGCGAGCGTAGTTGGTGTCATTTTTGATCCTCCTTTTTTGTTGTTTTTGGAAATAACACATTCTAATTATTGCCGAGCGGGAGAATAAAAATGAAAAATAATCGTAAACTAAATTCTCTCCTGGACCATCTCTTCGAGACGCGCCAAGCCTTTATTAATAGTCTCCATGTCAGGGCCGTACGAGAATCTCAAATAATTTTTAAATCTTGATCCCGCATTCTTCATTCTTTTCCCTGGATTGACATCAAAGAACTCTCCTGGGACAGCAATCACTTTCTTTTCTAAGCAAGCGTGAAAGAAATCCATGCCAGTGTTTAAGCCCTCAGGTAGTGCTGATACATTTCCCCATAAGTAGAATGATCCACCTGGCTCACAGTCAAATGTTACACCTATTTTTCTGAGTCCATCCATCATGACTTGACGTTTCTGTCTAAACTCTTTCTGAATAGACTGTGTCTCTTGAGTCACAGCTTCAGGCGTTACGAGAGATACTGCTGCTCTTTGAATTGGGCGAGGAGCTCCACCGTCCAAGAAGCTACCAGCGCTATTGATGGACTTAATAACATCTTTGGGACCAACTACCCACCCGATTCTCCACCCTGGATATCTTTGGTTTTTTCCGAGACCGTTAACTATCAATACATTGTCTTTGTTGACATCATTGATGTATTTGCAGCAACTTAGTGTCTCTCCTGATGGGACACCTTCCCAAACATAAGAGCTATAAAACTCATCCATAATCAGAGAGCATCCTGTCTCTCTTCCTGTTTTAATCCATTCTCTGAGGTGTCTTCCAGATATTGTCTTACCTGTAGGGTTGCAAGGATTTGAAACAAGTACTGCGCCCAATCCTCTTCCCTGGATCTCTTTTCTTAAATCTTGGTGAGAAAACGTGTATCCGTTATCAGGGTCAAGCATGATTGGAATAGTGTTAAAACCTTTAAAGGTTGACAAAAGCTCTTCATAGGCTGTGTAATCAGGTAAAAAGTGCCCTAAATTAATAGCGTCAAGAGCGGCAACCACTCGGGTTAAAATAGCTCTACCTCCACCGGCAATTGAGACATTTTCTGCTGTGTATTTAGATTTCTTATTTTTTCGGTAAAGAACATTGTACATGTTCGCGATGGCTTCGCGGAGTTCAAGAAGCCCACCGACAGGTGCATACTCATGATCACCTTCATCGATATCAATGTGGCTAATGCGCTCTAATCCACCCTCTAAGTACCCAGTCTCAGGCTGCCCTTGACCGAAATTACACCAATCAGGATGACCGCGATAGAAGCCTAGCTTCATAGCCGACGATGTTGTAAAAATAACACCAGTTTTTGGAACCTGACGAAACACAGATTTTGTCATAGATACTCTCCGTTAAAGGCACATCTATTAACTATTCTATTTCGACACCTACTTCGACTGAGATTTTCATTTCGGGCATGCCAACGTGATCAACTAGGCCGATTTCTAGGCACTCATCAGCTTCGAGAAACCAGTCTGCTCTTCCGCGCTTGTGAATCTCTTTGAGGAAGTAATCTGGTCTTTTCCCGCAGTTGGATGACATAAGACGCATAATCTTGTTATTCAAGCGATCCGACTCATTAACATCTGCTTTTAGCTCTTCCACTTTTTGGCGACTGCTCATAGAACTAACATCATGAATCATAATAGTTGAGTTGGGCGCAGCATATCGATATCCCTTGGTGCCACAAGAAAGAAGAACAGCTCCGCATGACATAGCCTTGCCTTCTGCGATCGTCATAATTGGAAGTGTTGCACTTTCAATCGTATCAATCATGTTTAAAAGAGAGTATACTGCACCACCGTATGAGGCAATAACTACAGGAATCACAGGCTGCCCAGTATTGTGAGCAGCATTGACTTCATCTCTAAATTTTCTAGCAGCATCCTCATCAAAATTATTGACAGTAATAATGATCGGATTGTATCTTAGCTTGACTTCGCTAATCTTTTCATCTATTTGTATAGTTTTTCTCATTTTGAAAAATCTCCTCAGATATAACTATCCGCACTTTCCATGTCCGCAGGATTTACATGTGACGCATCCTTCTTGATAGATCAAAGATCCTTCCGCGCCACAGTTTTCACAAACTTCTTCGCTTGCTGCTGTACCATCCGCAATATAATTCTTAAGAACTCTTGCAATTACTCGAGAGAAAGATGAGAAATCAGTATCTCTATCCTTCTGAAGTTGTTCAACCATAAAGGAGACTGGCGCGCCGTGACGAAGAGCAAGAGAGATAGTTCTTGTAAAAGCTGAGTGTGTTGGGTTGTCAAACACTTCCACGACATCCTTGATGCAAAACTCATCTGTCGCGTGCCCAAACCTAAGGTCGTACTTAGAGTTCTTTGTCTTTCGAACTCTCTTTGTCAGAGTTCCATCTTTATAGTACCTGGGAATCTCAATCTTATTGGCTAAGCCACCAAAAACCTCGTAGGGCTTGCCATCCATGAGGCCAACAAGAATTGTCCACTTTTCACCTTTGATGGAAGTCTGATGAATATCACAGTCTAGAAGATCAGGACGCTTAGGTGCTGGAGTCTCAGAGAAAGCATCATCATTTGGCTTGGTATCGCTTGAAACAAGAACGCCAGATCGAGAACCATCTCTGTAAACTGTCACACCCTTCAAGCCTTTCTTCCAGCCACGCCAGTAAACTTTTTTCACATCATCAACTGACACATCGTTCGGAAGATTAATAGTCTTGCTAATTGCGTGACACACCCATCGCTGGGCGGCGGCTTGTAAGTCTACAGCAGACTCCCAATTAATTTCATTTGCAGTTGCTTCTGCGTATGGACTATCTTCAATCTCAGTCAGCCCTGTCGCATCCATCCACTGCTTGAACCCATGATGATACACATCAAATTCTTGCCACTTATCTCCGAGATCATCTACAAAATCAGGAGTAGCATCTGGATCGTTTGAGTTTATCTTCTTTCTGCGTGTGTATTTTAGCATGAAAGCAGGCTCAATACCCGATGTTGTCTGGGTAAGCACAGAAACGCTTCCGCAAGGAGCGGTGGTAGTTAATGCAATATTTCTCCTACCGTGATCTCTGTGCAATTCTCGAAGCTCTGGCGCAGCTTCAAAAAGCCTCTCCATAAATGGGTGACCTTCTTCCTTGTCAAAGTCGTAAACAGGGAATGCGCCTCTTTCTGTAGCCATATGACAAGAAGACTCGTAGGATCCGATAGCCAAAGTGCTATAAATTTTCTCAGTCAGCTTGATAGACTTCTTAGAGCCATACTTTGCACCAAGCATAGCCAAGGTGTCTCCGATTCCTGTCACACCCAAACCTGTTCTTCGACCGGCTTGAGCAACCTCTTTAATCTTTCGCCACAAAAGGAGTTCATTTCTTTTGACTTCATCTCCTTCGGGATCAGCTTCAATCTTATTGATTATCTTATCAACACACTCAATCTCAAGATCAATCAGATCGTCCATGAGACGCTGGGCTTTTCCTGCGACCTCTCGGAAAAGGTCGTAATCAAATTCTGCTTTCTTTGTAAAAGCATTATTGACAAAAGAAGTCGTATTCAAAAGAAGTAAGCGGCAGCTATCGTAAGCTGAAAGAGTAATTTCGCTACAAGGATTTGTGCTGATTGTGTGAAAACCATCATCCTTATAAATTTGAGCAGGTGTATAGTTTAGAACATTATCCCAGAAAAGAAGGCCTGGCTCAGCAGATCCGTGTGCAGACTCAATGATCTGATTCCAGATATCTGCAGCTGAAGCTGTTCTGGTGACAACCTTATCATCTCCGGTAGCATCAACAGGGAAACGAAGCTCATAATCTTCATTGTTCTCAACTGCGGTCATAAACTCATCAGATAGCCTGACGGAGATATTCGCACCTGTCACCTTCGATAGATCACGCTTGATATTAATAAAGGTCTCGATGTCTGGGTGATGAATTGAGATAGTGAGCATGAGAGCGCCTCTACGACCTCCCTGCGCCACCTCTCGGCAAGAGTTAGAGAAACGCTCCATGAAAACACCGATGCCATCAGTTGTCTTTGCAGCGTTAGAGGTACGCAAACCGTGCGGTCGGATGGACGAGATATCAAATCCAACACCTCCGCGGCGCTTCATGATCTGAACCTGCTCTTGATCTGTCTTTAAGATTCCACCATAAGAGTCTTGGGGTGAGTCTACAACAAAGCAATTAGACAAAGACTGGATCTGGTGTGTGTTACCGATACCTGACATGGGTGAGCCTTGCGGAACAACATACTTAAAATTCTTGAGAAGATCATAAATCTCATCTTCGCTCATTGGATTAGGATACTTTGCTTCTATTCTAGCAAATTCCTTCGCAATCCTCTTGTGCATCTCATCAGGCGTGGACTCAAGGTAATTTCCTTGATTGTCCTGCAATGCATACTTCGTAGCAAAGACGGAAGCAGCAAGCTCGTCGCCACTAAAATACTCTAAAGACTTCTCAAAAACTTCATTATAATTTGCCATTTTTCTTCCTGGTTATAATTATTTTTTACATTATTGCTTTTCGCTGGTTTTGTTTTCTCTTTTACTGACTTGTTTCCACTTTTGTTGCAAAACCTTTTTTATGTCAGTTTCATTCTTATCTTTTGCTTCTTCAAGAGTCATCTCATCAGCATTTTCAATAACAGAGAACATAGACATAGCAGTGTTTAGCTTGATGGGAAACAGTATTCCGTCTCGACCAGCTCTGTTCTTCGCGATATAAAGCCTGCCTAAGCCGGAAGCTTTTTCAGCAGGCTTTCTTGAGATCGAAACAACAACATCAGCGACTTGAGCTTTTCCGTATGATTCTGACATGTTTTCGAGACCTACAATATCAGAAGATGCGCTATCTCTATTGCTTTGAGAAGCAGTCCAGATCGGGATGTTTTTCTCCATCGCCAAGTTACGAAGATCTTCATAGACTTTTTTAAGCTCATGCCGCATAGATTCATATTGCCGTGATGATCTCATAATATCTGCATAATCGATCACGAGAAGATCAGGAATAAATCCTTTTAAGGAAAGCTTTTCAATGTGCGACCTAAGAGTTTGGACTGTAGCAGTACCTGTTGGATATTCCTTGATTATGATTCTGCCCAAACCTTCCATTTCTGAGTATGCTTCTCTTACTTCTTCAGATCTCTCTGGAACTTCGTTCGATGGAATCATGCAGATGTTTGAATCATACCTTAAGCCTGTTGCGTTTTCGGTAAGTTCAAAAGTGTAGTGAATAACATTCTTACCTTTTTTAACAGCGGCTGCGCCAAGATTAACAAGCATATGTGACTTACCTACACCTGTTGGAGCGGTAATCACACCAATCTCTCCTCGGCCTAAGCCCCCATTTAAGATACCTTTTTGATCCAGCGCTTCAAGTCCTGTGGGGACAGGATGTCGACTAACTCTTACAAAGCGTGCATCCATATCTTCAAAAAGATCGTGACCAATTGAAGGGGTAGTTCCAACAGCGAGGGCACTTCGCATGAGATCCATAACAGAGTCAAACTTATCTGTCTGAATGAGATCTACAGCTTGCTCAAGTGCACCTCTAAAAGCTTGCTTCCTGCAAAAATCGAGAGCTTTGTCCTTGACGTATTCAAGATCACCCATGTCTGGGTTGTGCCTGATTCTTTGTAAGTACTCAATTATTTGGTCACGAAGAACTGTATCATTTCCTGTTTTCAAATCGTCTCGTATAATCGACACAAGCAATTGGAGTGTAGGAAAATCTTTGTATTTTGTGTGGTACTTAAAGTATCTATCGGCCAAAAACTTAAGATATTTCAAGTCAAAGAAATCAACATTAATAACTTCAGACATCTGTTCTGCCCAAAGCCTATCTGTTAACAATCCTTGAACGATTTTTTCTTGGAAGGCCTTGCCGTAACTTCCAAAAGAGACACTCGAATCATCGTAAGACACGTATCTTACTCCTTTTACTTTACGTAAATCATGCTTAATAAGAGGCCTTCGACATCCAAATTTTGAATGCCCATTTTGATCAGCTCTCTCATCAATGTAATCTTATTTCTAGAAGGCTCAAATGTATCTATTATGTGATTGATTTGATCCATTTGGCCTGCCGATAGATTATTCGTATCTAAATATATCAGACGCCAATTTCTTTTCACGATATCAAAATTATCAACTATCTCTCTGTACAGCTTAATTTTCTTATCTGTGTTCGCAGAAGCAGCATCAAAAATTTCCATCAAAGTTGCTTCTTCGCTTGTTGCTAAAATAGGAAATCTCTTAGCGACTGACTTAAACCCTGCACCCTTAATCCCGTCAATGTTATCAGAGCTATCTCCCACCAGGCACTTTGCTAGGCAGTAATTCTCGCAAGATACACCTGTTAAGTCAACGACATCTTCAGCTTCAACAATCTCTTTTTTGCCGAGTCTGTATATTTTAGTTTTATCATTTAGCAACTGGTAGTAATCTTGATCCGATGATATGATGACTTTGTTTTCATCTCGTAAAGCGTACTTACAAAGATAGCCGATGACATCATCGCACTCACAGTCGCCAACATATACTTGACATATAGGTAGTTTCTTAAGCAGGGAGATTAGAGATGCAATCTGGTAATTTTTATTCTTTTCAGAATCAGGTATATCATCCCCATAGAACCTGTTCATTCTTTTGGGCTTTTTACCTTTTTTATACGCGGGATGAATTGATCTTCTTCTAGAAGATCCTCCCCCTTCCCAAACAGCAATAATCTTAGTCGGGGAAAACTTATTACAAACTCCTCGCAAAGTCTTAAGAAACCCTACAGTCCCACCTATATGATGGCCATGCGAAGACATTTTAGGATTTGCCGCATAACATCTAATGAAGATGTTCATGCAGTCTAGTACAAGAACAGTGTCATTCATTTTATTTGCCTGAAGAACCGAATCCCTTGTCAGATCTTTTTGTCGGCCTTACGATATCAGCTTCCATAAATGATGTGGTAGATGACAGCGTTTTAGCATGCACAGCGTAAACAACGATCTGAGCGACGCGATCACCCGTGCTTACGCTATAATCTTCTTTTCCGCCATTGTAAAGAATTGGGCAGATCTCACCCCTGTAGTATGGATCAACAATTCCACCCACAGGAAATACAGAATGCTTAAGTGCTAGTCCTGATCTTCCCTCAATCTTTAGCAGGATCACTTTATGGATATCATTGTCATAGGGAGTTTCGGCAAGAACCAAGCCTGTCTTAATTTGACGAGACTCTCCTGGAGGAATAATGCAATTTTCCACTGCATAAAGGTCCCAGCCCACATCACCGTAATTTTGAGTTGGAATAACCGCCGACGGGTGTGCTTTCTTAACTTTAATATTCAGACTCAATTTAACTCATCCTCAGCAAGATCCATTGCGATAGATCTTACTTCTTCATAAGAATTTGTATCAACTTCTTGATTGTCTTTAAAACGCTTTACAAGAATCTCTTCAAGCATTACTTCAATGTGCTTAGCATACTCAGGGTCATTCAAAAGGTCTTCCATGCCGCTCTTTGTGAATTTTTTCTCAACCTTGACTTCACCTGTTTTGGCGTCAGACACAGTAAGAGTCTTCCAGGCACCGGCACCTTCAACAGAATATGTGTTTCCTTTTGTGGTAACATCAGCTGAAGATCTAAGCAAGTCAGTTATCTGCTCATGCTCTTTGACACCTACGCCGAAGTGAATCTCGAACTGGCAAGACCTAAATGGAGGTGCAACCTTATTCTTGATCGTCTTTGCAGATACATTGATTCCTACGACATCACCCTTCTTGTTCTTGATTGGAGAACCAGCACCCAACTTAATTCGGGTAGAAGAGTGAAAAGGAATTGCCATGCCACCTGGAGTCGTAGTAGGATCTCCGTACATGACACCGATCTTGGTGCGTGTTTGGTTAAGGCATATGAAAAGAGTATTAGTATTTCCAATAACTTGAGTAATCTTTCTCATGCCCCTGGAAATAGAGCGTGCCTGAAGCCCGATCGTATCTTTGTCATAGTCACCTGTCAACTCAGCTTTTGGTGAGGAGGCTGCAACGGAGTCCCAAACAATAGTGATAGGAACATCCTTGTTCAATCCACGCGCTTTTGTAATCGTTGACTCAGCGACCTCAAATACTTCTTCGGTGCACGCAGTCTCAATAAAGACGAAACGCTTAGAAACATCAATTCCAAGCAGCCCTAAGTTCTCAACAGACGTCCCGTTCTCGGTGTCGATGTAAACCACAATACCCCCCATCGCCTGCGTATTGCGGGCGATTTGGAGGGCAATGTGGGACTTACCGATCGAAGGTGGACCAAAGATCTCTACAATTCTTCCGCAAGGAAGACCACCCCTTTTTCGATTAGCAACAATGTAATCAAGTTGGCGAATTCCAGTAGAGACCCAAGCCTTTACGTGTGTTGGAGACTCATCAACGCTGAGATTGTAGGCGATACGACTACCGTGATCCTTGTTAAGAGATTTAATCAAGTCAGAGGTGAAGTCATCAGTCTCTGGGCTCTTTGCAGTCTTTTTTCTCGCCATACGTCACCTCAACCTTCTAGAAGATCGGCAAATGCTTCATCAAGAGAAGTGTATTGCTTACCCTCTTCTTGCGTACTCTTCTGACTGGTGGTTGTGGTATCAGTCGTCGTAGTATTGGTTGTGGTGGTCGTCGTGGTCTGCTCGGTTCCGTCTGAGGAGGATCCATTGAGCCAGTCATTCACCTTCTTCTCAATCTCTTCGTAGGACTCGAGACTATACAGCTCATCGAGGTCCGGAAGACTGTCCAGCAAATTCTGGGTTTGTGTGTCATCATTAGTCAGTTGCGTTTGCTTCCCGCGAGGCATAACTGTAGTGGTGGCCCAATTTTGACCTGGCTGCTTGGTGATGGTAACTTTTACATCACGACCCTCCAAAGGATCGGTGATGTCTCCATAATCGGGATCAAGCATGATAGAAAGCAGATCCTGGTAGACACGCTTACCGAAGGACCAGAGTTGAGTACCCTTGTCTTCTTCACCTCGAACCACAACAGGGGCATAAGCACGCATCTTGGGATACAGGCGCTTACACAGCTCAGCAGACTCAGGGGTACCGTCGTCACGCAGCTTGTTGATCAGCTCCTGGATGGGATCAGGCTTACCGAACTGCTTGGGTGCGAGGATACCGCGATTCTCACCGATGTTGTAGTAGAACCAGCGCTCCTTGAAAGGTTGGCCGTCGGAATCTTTCCACGGCAGCAAGCGAATGGTGTATTCGCCCTCATCGGGACGCCAAAAGATCGAGCTTCTCTTAGGACCGTTCCCAGAGAGCTGTGCGACCTTACGTCGAATTGCATCAAAATCAAGTGCCATTTTTGTCTCCTTATTTCTGGCAGTTTGTATGTAGTAAATTTACACACAAAATCGCAGATGTTCAAGGGAGACTGTAATTATTTTTCGTTTCTTTGGCGGGCCAAGATGCGGGCGTTCAACTTCACGGGACGGCCACCATACATCTTAGCTGTGAACTCCCCGCGAGACTTCAGCGTGGAGGGATGGTTAGACGCACCCAAAGGCAGGGAGTATCCAGCAACGGCAGCGGAACCGGAAAACTCATCCATGTCCTGGCGATCTTCCTCGTTCTCTTCCTCGTCCTCATCCATGAGCTCAACTGAGTAAGCAGCGACATCTGCAGGCATCTTTCTCTTGCGGGCCTCTGTGATCTCATGCTGGATCATCTCTCGGATCAGTTCTCTCAATGCTTGCTCTTCCATGCTTTGCTCCTTAGACTCATGTATACCGGTAGCTCCGATCATGCCTTTGCCCCCGCCTTTCTTGATGTATATGCGCTTCATGGAGGTCTTGTAGTTTCCGGCTTTGCCGGGCGGGCCATCCATCTTCTTGAAGTCTTCCTTGTCTTCGTCGGTGTAGTGGACTAGAGATCCGTCACCCATACGTCCCATGATGGAAGCTGTGTACTGGCCCGTCTGGCCCGTTCGCGGCCACGCTTGGGGTAAGTTTCCTAACCTGTGCGCGTCGGGTGGGGCGATCCGGTGAGAAGTTCCGTGAGCTCCTGTCTGTGCTAGACCGGATCGTCTCTCGTGACCCCTCTTGATGTACTTTGGTTGAAAGCGCTTCTTCATAACGTTGTATAAGTATGCTTCAAGTAGAGAAAGGGTTCATCTCTCTCGATCTGCTGCCATGACCAGTTTGTTAGCAGAAGAGATCACCAGGGCGAGGGTCGGTTCCCGCATGGAGTAGAGTCGTGTGTCGTCTGTGAGTCCGTCGGCCAGAAGAATAGCCAGCCACTCCTCTTGAGTCAAGTCAACCCCAAACTTTTGTAAGAGGTAGAGAGATCTGTGTGTAGCGCGCATGTGTCGAAGTTCTGGATTAAACTTGTAGTTCTCACCGAGCTTATCACGTCGCCAGTCGTTATCCTGGGGTAAGTAGAGGTCTTGATTCTCGTCACCGACTTTTCCAATGAGGCAAAACAGAGAGCACAGGATGATGGACTCCTTCGGGAGTTTAGCATCGTGTGCTTTTACTAATTTGTAAGAAGCGTCAAGAATCTTTAATGCATGATCTAAAAGTCCACCGGGAAAAGAATTGAAATATTCTGTTCTCTCTGAGGATGGGCAAGTTACTAGTCTCTCTTCTATGTGCGTCAAAAGATTGATGACAGCTTGTGATCTGTCACCTAGCTTCTCGCAAAGAGACTTAAACATCTCATAATCTCGCTGCATCTTCTCAATATTCATTTCAATAGTCAATTTACCAACTCTTTCTTAATGTAAAAGTGTGCGTCCAAATTATCTGCCTTGCTACCCACTTCGCACAAGGTGTCTAAAAACTTTACTTCATCGGGAGGACAATCTATAAGAAGCGCATCATGAAGAATGAAAACAGGTCTCATGCTCTTGCCGTGGTCCTCAATAGCTTGAATCATTCTTCGGAACCCTTGCAAGGCAACGTCGACGGCAGTTGACTGGATAAGATTGTTGTATAAGACGTGCTCTGAGTCGTTTCGAACCCGAATATTTCTACCGTAATAATTTTGAATAAATCCTGACGTTGCTTGCTTTGATAGTTCTTCTCTTATTATTTTCGCCCCAAAGAAACTATCGAGACTGTTCATTGTCTCTGCGGGATCTAGCATGGTTCCTGATAAGATATCTTTCACTCTCTTTTGTCCCATACCATATAGCAATGCGATCGTGAGAAGCTTAGCGGATTCTCTGCCAACCCTGTTATCGAGAATGTTATTGGCAACATTGTTGTAGATATCTTTGGGTGGATTATGCCCGATCATTGAAAGAGCAACTCTTGGCTCAAGGCTCGTGTAGTCAAGCTGAACTATTCGTCCTTTATCGAACCTAGAGGTCAAGATAGCACGATGCTCTTTTTTAAGAGTTAGGATTTGCGGGCCTTTTCGAATAGTCAATCGTCCTGTATTGGTAGAAGTAAATCCATAAACAGGCCTTTTTGAAAATCCGTCCGTCGGAGAAAAGCTTTGAATAACATTTTTATTAGGTGTTAAAGGATCTGCCATAAGACTTTGATATGAGATGCCATCAATCTTAACAGGTGAGAGTTTCTGGGATGCTCTCTGTGCTTTAATTAGATAGTTTTGATAGTATTCATACTGGTCGCTAGATGAAATTGATCTGGAGCCATCTACGATCCTCTGGATAAACCTTTTAAAAACCTTAGCAGGAACAGCTTGATGCCACGGAATATTCTCTTCAATTCCTGCTACTTTTAATGCGTCAACATATTGTTTTCCTGGAGACAGAACCAGCTCGCTTCCCATTAGCTCACTAACTGTGACAAAAGGATCATGCTCTGAGAATCCTACTGGGAAGCAACTTCCGGGCAAGGCCGCGGTCCACACTATCTCGCCGCTCTCTTTTGAAAGCATGTGCAAGTTTGTACCGAGGACTTTTTTACTGATGCAGACATCCATGCATGTATTATATTGTCAAGAATCAGGGTTTACACTTTATTTTGTGTCATCATCCTTGTTCTTGTCAATGTAATCGATTGCGTTCTTGAGAGTCTTGTATGTGCTTCTATACTTCCCGTCGGCAAGAAGGGACGACATATTCAAGCTTGTCGTAAACCTACCTGGCGAGATGTTGTGTGTGACACCCCTGGCGTAATACAGGTTATCAACGGACGTTCCTGTTTTAAAATCTATGAACATGTTAGTTCTGTATCGTAGGAGAGGACATCCCATAGTTGTCATGCTTAATGAGTTAGGCTTTGTAAAAATTGGTAAACCGTTTGAACCTAGGCCGCTAGCTGATCTTTCGGGATTTCTGCCAGCTTGCGACAAAACAACATTCACAAAATCTTTATTTTGATTAGTTCTGAATGATGCATCAATTATGGCTGACGCTTCGGTGCCGTACTCGATGAAGGGATACTCACCTGCAATTTTCTTTTTTATCGTCTCATAGGGAAGGTCGATGATAAAATCTTGAATATTTCCGTCAACACCTGCTTCTCTAACTACCTTCAAGCCTTTGGGATTTGATTTTATAAGCTCATCTATGAGCCGATTGAGAGTCTTAGCTCGAGCGTCTGGCTTAGACGCGGGTGCATCTTTATTTCTTCCTGCCATAGTATTTTTTATGGCTGCTAAAGTGTTGAGACCTTCCAAAGAAGCATTCAATAGATTCTCATATGGCTCTTGACGACCAGCTTGTGTGTCATAAACGTGTATTCTTAAAATCGTATCTTTTTCTGCAGATTTTCTAGACTCGTTAGCAGTTGGAATTCTTGGGATTGCTTCAAACTCCAAAGCAATTTTAGGAAACATAAAATCTGATGTCTTTTCATTGATAGTTTTGATCTTTTCTTTTTGCGCATCATTTAGCTTCTTTACGTTTGTCTCACCTTTGCCTACGGCTTCAACAACTGACTGTCGTTTTCCATTTACGATCTTTTGATAACCTTCATCAGAACTATCGATTAAATCATATTGAGGAGCTCCGACAAAATTAACAAAATTTGACATAATGAACTTAATAAGCGCCTCTACGGGTATGTCTGCAGTTCTGTGTGCCTGCATAAGATAGTTTACACCTTCTCTAAGGTCGTTTCTATCCATAAGAAACTCTGCAGTTGTTAAGTTACCTGCTGCGTTGAAAACTTGACTACTTGGACGTGATGAGAATGGATAGAAATAAAACTGTACCTCGGAATAGTTTCCAGTCTCAAGAAGAGGATTTCCTACTAACAATCCTAAAACCTTTCCAAGTGAAACATAAGGGACTTCATTAAATTCTATACTAAGGCGTTCTTCCTCTTCTCCTGACAGTGTGGTAGCTTTATAGACTTTTGTGAAACCCTTTTTGACTCCTAAATCAGGAGCTTTTGATAATGCTCCTCCTAAGAAAGGATCTGTTAATTGTGGATTGCTTGTTTCAAAATTATTAAATAGAAGCTTTACAACATCATTAGTTGCGTCTGCTAGCTTATCTCTTTGTCTTTGAAAATTAACCAGCTCTTCTTGAAGTTCTTTTGCGCTAGCGTTATAGTTTTCATTTTTCTTCTTAGACGCTTCCTCAAGTTTGTCAATAACCTTTTGCAATCCTTTTGGATTAAACGCCAATATTGACTTGCCTAGAGCAGAAACATCGACAAGATCAGGTGAGATCTCTTTGCCCACTCCTTTTCGGCCAGCAATTTTTAAAACAGTTTTTTCTATCTTAGAAAGAAGCCTAGACTCATTCTTAAAGTATTCATTATTGTCAATTGAAGTCAGTTCAGCATTTCGATCACCGAGATCTATTATTGATAAGTCAATCTCGACCTCTCCGTTTTGAGTAAATCTTAAGTCACTATTGTAAAGCTTCCATTTACTCTTTCTTCTAAGACTATTTAAAAAGTCTGCATAATCGTTCTTTCCAGAATCTGCATCGGGATGTATCCAGCCATACTCAATAAAAATATGATTTGACCCATAGTTGTCAGGCCTAATTAAAGCTGAAATCTCATGAAGACGAGAACGATCATGAAGAACGATAGAAAGATTTCCTGTTGCTTTCTGATAATAGCCACCTGCAACTGGTTGCAAATTCACAGTAAAGCTTTTAATAGACATAAAGGGCCTGAACTGGTCTAAGATTGGCTCAACCCGCGATCCTCCTGCACCATCGGTTGACGGAATTAAAGTCTGGGGTGTCGTGAACATCTCCATGCCGAAAGTAGAATTTCCTTGGTCGATAAAGCCAGTTTCTTTGAGATTAGAAGGCACGCTCTGCGCAAGGGTTGCATTTGCTGACTTGGCGTCTGGCTTGGATGCTCCTTCAAGAGACTTATACAGGCTAAGAGACAGTGCGCTTCCTTCTCGATCTAAAGCTTTTTCTCCTGTCTCAAAAACGACATCAAGAAAAGGCATGCACCTGGAGAATTCCAGAGTGGGAATACTATTCATGAAAATAGCGATCTCATCAATATTCGAAACGACAGGTGTATAGTTCCCATTGAGAACGTTTACAAAATGCATTTGTCTGCTTCTATCGTTACTCCAGTCAGACTCAGGTATAAATCTTTCAGGTAAGTGAGCAGGTCTTTTCTCTTTTCTAAATTTTATTCTTGGAATGGCGTCTCTAGTTATAAAAACATTGTTTGGATCAGCGACTTCAGGAACTTTGATCTGAGCTTGAAACTTTTCTGGATTTAATTTTTCGTCAAATCCGAAAACAAATTCAAAATCATTTTTTAAATCTCTTAAAAAGTCTTTGTCATTGCTTCCTAGCGAAGTCAGCGAATTTGCAATATCTCTCATAGATCTTGCGCCGTCGGTGTCATAAGTCAACAAATCTTGGACTTGCTTTAGCTTTGAAGTTCCGTCTTTCTCATCATTTGTTATAGCAACTCCAGGCTTAAGCTGAATCCCGCCGGACTGGCCTAGTATTCCGCCGTATCCTGTAGACGCCTTTATCTTCTTGGCAGCCTCTTTCATCTTTCGATGATTGGACCCGCCTATGACGCCTACTTTATTGCTCATCCTACCAGATCTCCGATCTGAGATAAATCAGTTGGTATGCTTAGCTCGGTTCCAGCAGGAACTTGAAGCCCCCACCCGATGTTGCTTGCCGCGGCGATTACCCACCACAACCTAGAATCACCATAAGCTTGACCTGCGACTGTGTCTAACCTTTGGCCTTCTGTCAGTATTCTTGTCTGGAGACTTATCTCACCTCGTCTTACAGCTTGCCTAATCGCATTTACTGCAGTTCCTGTTCCAAAAGCACGACCTGCCAGAATTGTACCATCTCTATTGTATCTACTAATTGCCATCGGTCTTCCTTTACAGCAAGTTTCTTAACAGGACATCAACAACTGCACCAGAATCAATCTGGTTTCTTTTTGCTGCGACTTCGACGGTGTCGCTAATGTAATTAGAATCTCCTGCGAATCGAAGTAACTCAGAAGCGCCCATGGGCCCTGCGTCTTGGAATGCTTCAACTATTTCTGCTGCGCCGCCGACTTGCCTTGTGCCTGCGATTCTGTTAGAAGGATCTCCGACTGGATAGTTCGCGGCTCGGTTGTAACCGGTGTGATCCAAGCCAGGTGCAATGTCGTGAACCGGAGCAAATCGCATCGTAATCTGAGCAGTTTTTGGCGCACGAGCATCTTTTTCAACTTCCCAATTTGTATTGCTGTCAATCCACGTGAAAGTCATAGATTCAATAAAGCCAGCGAGGCCCTTGCCACCTGCTTCTTCGAAAGATTTGACAACTGAGTTGTTTTGTGACTTTAAGAACTCATTCGTACTAAATGCGTACCTGCCGCCCATCGTCCCTGGCATGCCAACTATAAATCCTGCGGCAGCTGCAGAGATATCACCTGCGTTTACAACACCAACTGCCCCCTTAGCAACAAGCGTGGCTGCCCTCACAAGTGCAAGCCCCTCGGCAAAAACCTGTGTTTGTTGAGGTTCTATAATGCAATCAACCCCTCCAAACTCTCCTAATCCTGCAGCAGAAAGAAGATCAGGTGTCCCTTGCAAACTACCGACGTATTTAATTGTTCCATCAACGTTTTTTCTTTCTACGATTCGAGCATAGACATCTTTGAAGGGAAGTTCAAAATTTCCTTGTCCATCAGCGCGAGGTAGAGATCTAACAGCCGGATACGGTATTCGAACAATATCAAATGGAATTAAACCTCTTGTATCGTTTGAAATTGAACTTGGAATTAGTTTAGCATTTCTTACTATTCCACCCAAGACTGTAGGTAAGTCAATTACTGACTGATTGAAATCTTCGGTCCCAAAAGACACTACTACGTCATTTCGCCTCAGCAGAGTTTTAAGCTCAAGTTGAGTGAGTGGGACAGATAAGCCTGTACTTGGATTAAAGTCTGGTGTTCCTAATCCGAAAAGTCGTGATAAATTAAACTTGCTGTAATTGGATCTAATGACATCACCGATTCTCAACCTAATCATTGGCGAAGCGGACATAACCTGAGAAAAAGGCATGATAAACTGCGTGCTTCCGTCAGGACTCTGGACTTTTCTGCCCTTTGTGTATTGAGGATAAAGAAGGGTTGTGAGCTTATTAAGCTTAAACCACATCTCATCAAAGTCTTCTCGAGATGTTGCGACCAAATTAAAAGTAAAGCCAATTGATCTATCTGTGTTTTGATAGATTCTGATTGGATCTGCTCTACCTATTGAAGTTTGAGTTGAATATCTTGCACCATATTGATCTGTTAACGTTGACAAGAAAGCGTGAAAAGAAACTAGCTCATTTGTTCTCAAGTCCTGAAAGTAGAAAGGCACATATTCTGCATCAAGTCGTTTTTCATGTCGAGAAACCTGACGTTTGGAAAGCTTCTTGCCGATCTTTGATATCGTTCTAGATTCTAGACCTGCATGTGCAGATGATATCATTCCTGTTTGCCCTGTCATCGTGTTGGCAAACTCAATAGACGGGGGAAGCAAGAACATAGAAGGCGTTGATGCACCTCTCCACGCCAAGCGGGGATCATTGGGTGCACGTCGACTCTTAATAGAAGCAGCCACTGGAAGATCAGTGAAAAGCGGATTTGAAGAGTCAGTCCTAATCCGATCCATATCGTACGAACCTTTTTCAAATTTTAAAGATGCATCTCCGATCGAAGCAAAAACATTAATTGCGCCGATTAGCTTAGAATTTCTAAGCAGAGATAGCACACTGTGCACACCATCGCTTCCGCTTGGTGAAGATCCGGTATTTTGATCAATAGATCTCTGTAGTATATCTTGAGCACTTCTTGCAATAGCTCTAGAGAAAACGTAGTAATAACCAGGAGACTCCTTAATCTGGTTACCTAAGACGTTTGGATCATTCAAGGAGGAGCCAGGATCAATACCAAAGAAAACTTTGATGCCTCTATCTACTGCAACTTGAAAATCATTAGAAGTTCTGACCAAACCAAAATCTTGCCTTGCCTTCTGGGCGCTTAAACCTGAGGCTGTACTATTTTTATTGGAGAAACTTCCGAGTGTGTATGGCGCTCCTACAGGATCTGGGTCTGCATTGCTTGTACCCTGGAGGACACTTATCACGTCTTGATTTTGTGCAGTCAAAGCAACAGTAGCTGCAATTTGCGATAGAGCAAGTCTTACAAGATTTTCAGGGTCTAAACTATCAAAGAACAAATCCGGGCTGCTCATGTTTCCGAACGTCTCTTGAGCGCCTGACTCATTGAAAGCGCCTGCAGATCCCTTTCCAAAACTCGGAACCGCTTGTGAGTTTTTAGCTCTAAAATCATCGAAAGATTTTTTAACAAACTCTTCAGAAGAGATTTCAGTCAAGTTGGCATCAGGTATCTGTCCCGTGCTTTGAAGGGCATTAGCCATTAGGTCAACAGCCACTTGTGTCATCTTCTCAAGAGTTACTGCTGTTTTTGATCCATCGTAAGCGCCTAAATCTTCTTGAAAGACTGTGTATTCTTGTCTGTCTATTTCAGCACCATCTGAACCGTGAAAGACATCAGGCGCATTGTTCGCACCAAGCACCGAGAATCTGTTTTGAGATAGGACACTGTTTTGGATCCTGTTTGACACAGCGTCGTCTGTGCTTCTACCTTCTCCATACGTGGGTGTATCAAAGGCATTGATGCTTCTCTGGTGAGGTACATCTCTTTGCCCTTGAGTTTGCTCGTTTATTCTTGCATACGCGTCAGAAACAGTCAGCCCAGAATCAATTCTCTTTCCAGGTGAACCTTTGCCAAGCAGGTCACCTAGTTTCATTGCTGGGTTTTGCGTTGAGTTATCAGGGAAGTTTAATCTTCCTCTATCAGGTGCAAAAGCGTTCCTGGACTCTAAGTTTTGAGTATCGTCAGGAGAGTTCATGTTGAGACGTCGAGAATTGCTTAGAACTCTATTTCTTGCCCCTGCAATACTGACTGGTTGTACACCGTCTACAGTGGGTTGTGTCTCGTAAGGCAGATCATCCCCTTGCTCTTGGCTTGGGTCGGGCACAGAATTATAATCAAAGGTTGGAGGTGGGAACGGTCTATCTAGACCATCTCCTTCTTTATCGATCGGAACGATAACTTTCTTTATATCTTCATCAGCCATCTAATCTACCTATTTGTTTTCATCGCTTTTCTTTTGAATTTCGGACATTATCTTTTGCAGAAACGACGTGTAAGACTTTACTTGATTCTCAATCACTGCCCTCTGTTTTGGATCTTTTACATTACTTATCACAGACTTATAAAGATCATTGTTTTTTACAATATCAAAAGCTTTATTATCTTGATTTGCCATTTTATAATCCGCTATGGAATGTTAAGGGTTGACGGGGCTAGACCTGGTGAAAGAGCGCGAAGCTGATCAATGTTCCCGCCAAGCGTAATACCGTTAGGAAGTTTAGTTTGTGCTAATCCTGTTCCTAATTCAACTTCATTTAACTCCAAAGACATAGGAATTGTAAGAGTAATTTCTTGCGGTGTTGCTTGTGCTT